TGGAGCAACTATTGCATATGGGGCGTACGCAGTATGTCAAACAGTTAATGGCTCTGTTTTAGCAACTAACCAAATAAGTGGTAAAGTCTATAAATCCATAAATAATGGTGTAACATTTGACGCAGGAGTTACTGTTAGTAATGCGTTGTACGGAATAGCTAATGTATACCGACCTCCAACTATAATACCTCGAGTGGTAAACTATTGGTCTATCTAATAATTAATACCTAGTATAAAAAGAGAAGTCTAAACAGCTTCTCTTTTTATATTTTATGTATAGGAGATCTAGTATGAGTATTGAAAAACTGAATAAAATATTAGAAGATATTAATGTTAGAAACAAACCTACTAAGGATTCTTTAGATAAGGCATCTGTTAGTCTGTATAGAAAATCTTTCTACGATTATAGGGATAAGAGGTCTGATAAGAATAAGTACTATTTAAAAGGGGTTCAGGACGCTCTCATGGTCGCTCTAGGTAAGAGTTCCTTTGATAAAATAAAGAGTAGGGTTAAGAGTGACTATACTAAAGATAAGATAGACTGATGGTTAAGATAAATGATGTAGATATTCGCTTCAAGTACATATTAGAAAACAAGGAATTCTTCAACGAGGGTATATTCCTTAACGAATATGATATCAACGGAACAAGTCGAGTAGACTTTGCATTATTTCGTGAGGGGATCTTCCATGGTTATGAGATTAAAGGGAGTCAAGATACTACTGGTAGACTTATAAGTCAATTAAAATCATATTTAAAATTTTTTGACTACGTTCACTTGATAATACACCGTAAACATGAGAAGGAAACTTGGGAAATACTAAATAAGTATAAATTGACACGAGTCGGGGTTATCATTGTAGATGATTTGGTCAACTTTAGGGTAGTTCGAGAAGCTTCTGGACTTGATAAGAAGATGAGACTTAACAGTCTTATGAGAAACCTTAAAAAAGAAGATTTTCAAGAGTTACTGTCGAGTAAAAAGTTAAGTTGTAAGTTTAATTCTAAAGATGCTCTAATGTCTTATATTATAGGTAAGGTAACTCTTGATGAAGTAGTGAGTAAATTAGAAAGAAGACTCAAGATATCCTATGCTAAAAGATGTCCTTCTTGTAAAAGTAACTTAGTATACAAAACTAGATTACTTGAGAAGAGAGTTCAAGAGTTTAAGGAAGTATCTGAGAATAGAAAAAGGTATACTCAGACAGTATATGATTTAGTAGAAGATAGTATTGTGAACAAATGTATAGAGTGTAGTAGTTATCATAATAAAAAGTTTGATAAGATTGTGAGTAAGACAATAAGATATAAGAAGGAGTTTGATATATGAGTGAGCTGGTAGATAGATATTGTGAAACATTCCTAGGTGAAAAAAAGAAGAAGAAAAAGGCTAGAAAGAAAACTAATAGGGAGAAGAGTTTAGGGAGAAGTCTATTCCCCATGTATAGTTATAGTGATGACGATGATTCAGAGGATGGAGACGATGGAGGAGAGTAATTTTTTATATTATAATTAGATTACTTTACGGATAAGAGGACTATGAAAAAAATTCAAGCTATAAAAGATCTATGTACCCAACTTCTTGAGAGTAAGGATACTATCAATATCGCAGGAAGTCCTATAAACAAACAAGAGCTTATAGACTGGGTAAGGACTAAACATGAACCTAGGACAATTACTCTAGAGGATGCATTAGATGTCATTAGGAGCAGAGACTTGTTCCAAGAAGTAAAAAGAATGCTTGTAGATAAAGACACTAGTTTTGATTATTAACAAAAGAAAGGTAATAGTATGAATACTCATGAATTCATGGACAAGTTGCAGAAGATTAAGACTCAAGCTAATTTAAGAGAAGACAAACTTAGGGAGTCTAAAGAACATCCAGATAATAAGAAAGAGGTAGATACTGATAAGAAGAAAGTTCTTAAAAAGAATCCTATCAAAAAAACTAATATAGATGATAAACAGGGGACACCTACCGCTAAAAAAGGCATGGACTTTAAACCTAAATGTAACGTATCTAAATTTGAAGCTAAGAAAGAAGCTCCTAAAAAGATTAATAAGAACGAAAGTATATTCGTTCTTGCAGGTATTGAGACTTTATTAGGAGATGCTGGTAAAGTTGAAGGTGCTAACACGGCTTTAAACATGATCAAGAAGTTTCAAGGTGGGAAACTTGATCCAGCTGTGGAAGAGTTTATTAACCTTTTCCAAAAATCACTTACCAGAACTCCTGAAAAAGGAGATAAGGGTAAGGATGCTGCTGAAACTTCTAAATCTAAAGTAATGAAAGCTCCTAAAGCAGATAATACAGATGTAAAACTTTAATACAAAATTCACTGTTACTATTACTGCCCTCTTTCCGCCTAAGGGTTTAAAGAGGGTTTCTTTTTTATAGAACTAAAGGTGTGTGGATGACTCTTAAAGACTTGAAAAACATATTAACTATCCTAGAAGATTACTCAGAAGGTGTCGAGACTATAGAATCGGAAGAACCTTTAAAAAAGAGTATAGATATTCATGATATTATCAGGGTGTTAGAGAGATTTAAAAAAGATAAGACATTTAAAAAAGTATACAGGACATGTTTTGATTTTGACAGAAGTGGGAATTCCATATCCCTGATTTTTAAAGTAAGTAGTATTAAAAAATCAGTATCTTTGGATGATATTTTAGAATCAGAGTTTGTAACTGATTTATTTAAAGAGTTAAAAGATAATAATGTCAGTAATTATCTCGTTAAGAGATTAAGCAATAGAGGTAACTACAAGTTACACCTACACGGTGATTTAGGGGTTTATCAAACTCCTTATTTCAAAGTTACTCTCTAGTTTCCACAGTAATACTAATAATAATAACCATAATAGTTGTAATAATATTTATCGTAGTATAAATGTTAGTACCCTAGAAAAAACGAATACCCATGTATATACTAGTCTTTCTTATTATATATATATTAACATGGGGGAATACCTAGAAACTTTAAATAAAAATATGAATAGGCCTTGACAATGGGTAAATAGTATGCTATACTGAATATAGGTTACTTTAAATTGTTGACGAACTTCTTAAAGTAATTCAAGTTAACGCAAAGCAGGGTGAAATCAACTTAGCGAGGGATGCTTTTAAATTCCCACTCCTATAAAGGCTCGTCAGTCAGAATAGTCCCCTTCTCCAATGGACTTGACTCACGACTACTGGACGGAGACCCTAGTCCTTAAAAAAGACTGAAAAATCCTCCTAAGAATACCACATAGGTGGGGATATGACGAGGCGACTCTTGAGAATGTGTCCCCTGAGAAGGAATTACTATCGGTGCAAGTACATAGTAAGATGGGGCATAACGCTACCCTCAAGTTATAAATTTGAAATTAATATGAATATGAATATGAAGCTGAAAACTAGTAATACTAATAATAATAACCATAATAGTTGTAATAATATTTATCGTAGTATAAATGTTAGTTCAACACTCCCTGATTTAAGGGAGAACATTCCCCGAATGGGTGTCAAGTCAAGTAGTCAGTGCCAAGTACGAGAAGCCGTCTCACTAGAGGCGTTGGAAACGAGAAGATTAAGTCTGATTACCTCCAAATTCAAAAGATATCTGAGAGAGGGTTTAGGATGCTAAAAGATTTTATAAAATTATACTTAAAGTCTATTCCTATATCCAAGATACGTAGAGATTCTGACATAAACTTTAGAACATTCTCTTTAAAGACAGGAAGGTTACAAGTAACCCTTGTTAATACTCAACTCAGACTCGAGGAAATATATCCTAGGAAGGAACTATATCCCTTTACGGAAAGACATCCAGAATTTCTAATGATTCCAATAGCTACGTGTACTCAGAAGATAGTAGGGTTTATACTCAGAGGCGTTTCATTTAAGGAATATAGAATTATCTTCGAACCTAAAAAACCTTCCCCACTGTTCGGATGGGAGGACTTTAAGGACTATCAATCAGAATATCCAATAGTTCTATGTGAGGGGGTCAAGGATGCAATATACCTAAAACAACACTATAAGTATGTACTATCCCTGAACACTTCTAGTATTTCGACAGCGAACATGGAAATCCTGAAAAGAATGACAAATAAGGTAATACTATCATATGATAATGATGAGACGGGCTTAAGGATGTCAAAATTGGACTCCAAGAGTTTGGACGAGAACGGCATATCATGTAGAATAGTAAAACCTAATCATAAAGATTGTGCTGAGTATTTAGAGAATAGTTATGGAGAGTTAGACTATCTGAGTATACTAGATTCTTCATTAAAATTGTTAGGGGGAGATGGCTGTGGAATTATTAAAAAATGACTTTTTAAAAGGAGATGTCTATATCTTAGCTTTACAAGACTTGGACATGTTTTTTGAAAAGTACTACCCTTACAAAATGACAAATGCGGGAGTGTCTTCATTTTTAAAAGCATTGAAAATACCCGAAACATATTTCTTAAAACAACCTGACGAGACTAGAATGGAGCTTTTAGTAAATCAAAAAAACTCTATGACTTGTAATAAGGATTTAATACTCCTAGTCCGCAATGATATAGTTGAATATGTATCTTTAGGAGATAGGACTTCTATACTAGACTCCATTGATAGATCAAATATTAACGAGGATTGGATGTTCTTGGAAGAGGACTTAAAATCTGGATACATTAGATATTTTATGTTTTCAGAAAAGTTTGATGATGTTGATAAACTAATAGAGGGTAAAAGTTACCTAGGTTTGTTCATAGATTACCCCGTCTTATTCTCAAAACCTATGATCATAAATGCAGGATTCTACAAAGCAACCTCTGAATTAAATGAAGACGGACTACCGATAGAGTTAATTATTCCAGATACTCAAATTAAGCTTAAAGCTAAGGAACTCCCTGAAACAGTCAATAACCGTTACCTCCAAGATATACTTGAAGCCATTAAGAAGACTAATCTTGATACTCTAATAGGCACTCTTGAAGGAATTACAACAGACTCAACATCATGTATAGAATCTCTACTCCTATTCGAAAAAGATAAGACTTTAAATAGAAGTATCTCTAAGAAAGTTAGAAAGTACATAGACAAAGAGGAACTAAATATAGATAACATGTCTGAACTCTCCGAGATACTAGTATCCTTTATAAATACACTAACAAGTTACTCTTCAAAAGTTAAATTCAAGAGAGATATTCTATTTAGTATTTTAAAGTTTACCAATAAATTACCTGTTATTACATATGTTCAAGATTTTATAGAAGTATATTAGGAGATTAGTTATGAAAGATGAGAGATGCTCTTGTGATAAGAGTAAGTGTTGTAGATGTGGTAAGGAGTGTGCTTGCAAGAAGTTAACCTCTCCAGTCGAAAACTCTGGTTCTACTAAGAAAATGAATCTTAAGGATGGACAAGTTATAGAAGGTAGGAATTTTAATTTGAATGATTAGGGGTTTTCCATTATGAATGTTATTAGATTAGGAAATGAGCCCGATCTCTTCGATAATGAAGCTTATAGAAAATCAGTGGCTTCCTATAAAAGATCGGAAGCCCGAAAGAAGGCTAAGGCAAGTAGAAAAACTGGAGTTACCCCGAAACTTTATGGTAATTATAAAAAATTACAAGATATCTACGAAGCAGGTAAATTGTATGATAAAGTATTTTACGATCAGGCAATAGCCTATGTAAAAAGTTTACTTAATAAGTTTTTATGGCAAAACCAGTTCGGGGAAGATAATATAAATGATTGTTTTATAGATATATATGAAAAAGTTACTAAGAATTATGATCCCCTTAAAGGAAATCTAGGCACTTTTATAAGAGCCGTAGTAAGAAACTACACTACCAAGGTTAACTATAAACTCCAGAACCACCCAGACCCTATCAGTTTAAATTTTGAATACATAGATAGGGAAGAGTTACAGAGGTCATCCTATTCATCTCCAGACGAGTCCTCAGATGAGGAAGATGAAGACTTAGGTAATGTAGAGGAGTACTGTACTAGCCTTAAATGTGAGAATGAGTTAGATGAAGTAGAGTATTATTGTGACCTATTGAATGTATACTCAAATATGAAAGAGCTTAGCAATAAAGATTTTAATAACATACATAAGATAGAAGCAGTGAAGAGGGATTTACTATGGAATATATGGAAACAGTCAAGTCAACTACTCTAAATATACCTATAAATAGAAGTACTTGTGTACTATTCTACTTATCAAAATCATTAAATATAGACATATCTTATTTGTATCAGTTTTATAAAAAATACAAAGAAGATACCTTTTACATATTTTTCATGCTAAGTGGTAAGAAAATAAGTATTCCTAAATCAGACAGACTTTTAAAATTATTTACGAACGCTGATGACATATATACTAAATTGACCAGAAATCCAGATAAGGTTATAACAAAACAAAAAGATTTGGAGATCTACAAAGCCATGTTAGACCAGATCGACGATGACTCATTTACTTTCGAAATATGACCTACTGTTTCTTTATATTATAATTTAGAAGGTTGGGAGGTAACATGTCAAATGCTCCAGAAGAAGATGGAAAAATACTTATAAATCAAGTACAAATATCATCTGATAGGAAAAGAAAATTAACTTCCCAGAGTATATCTCCAGATAAGTTCATGGATTTGGTAGCTGGGGAGTTTAAACATCTTAAGAAGTGTAATAGGATAATAAAGAAATTAGAGAAACTTGCATTCTCAGATGAATTTATATTCGGACTAGACGTAAAAGATTTTTTTAAGTTTTATGAGATAATGTTAAAAGACAAGAATGTATCCTTGTCTTTTTACGCTAAACTTTATGAGTCTGCGACAAAGAATGAATTACTTAGAACTTATTTTGAAAAACAAAAAGAAGAAACTCAGGGAGGCATGCCTCAAGATACTAGAATTCGTAGAGTGGTTAACGAAATAAGAGCTAGAGCTAAAGAAGCCCAGACTCAAATTAAACGAGAAGAAGACGGAGTAAGTGGAGATAATGAGCTATCATGATACTCTTGACTATGTAAGCGAAATACTAACAAGCGACCCTGACCTATCTGTATACGAGATGGGAGAAGTCATCTACGAGTTGACAACTAATTGTTACAAGACCAAGCCCGTGGATATAGAAACTTTTATAAGAGACCCATACTATTTAGGAAACTCCTTGGGTGATAATATCTATCCCCTGTGGATAGATTTATTAAAACAGATACATCCCCACCCTTGCTTAAATATGTATAATGAGATAGCCCTATCCACCGCAATAGGGGTGGGTAAGTGCTTAGGAAAAGGAACTCGTATTTTAATGTTCGACGGCTCTATCAAGAGAGTAGAGAGTGTTAAAATAGGGGACTTATTAATGGGAGACGACTCCACACCTAGAAGAGTTCTTTCATTAGCCAGAGGTCGAGAGGATATGTACGAAGTCGTCCCTTCTGATAATGGGGATTCCTTTACTTGCAATAAATCTCATATTCTTAGTTTAAAAGATAGATATCATGGCAGTATAACCAATATCTCGGTATCAGAGTACTTAGAAAAAGACGATAACTTTAAAACAGTCAATAAATTGTACAGAAAAGCTGTCCACTATTCAGAAGAGCCCTTAACTATAGGTGCATATACTTACGGTCGTTGGTTAGGATCGGAATCCTCAGAGGACACTCTTATGTATAATCCAGAAGAGTTTCCAACATCCTATCATATATATAAATCAGTAACATCAGGGGATAGTTCAATACCTAAAGAGTACTTAGTCAATTCAGAAGAGAATAGATTGAAACTTTTAGCGGGTATCTTAGATTCCTCAGAATTAGATCTCAGATATCCAGATCAAGATATTCTATCAGTTACAGTTAAAAACTTAGTATTAGCAGAAGATATAGTATATTTGAGTAGATCCCTAGGCTTTTCAGCTAAATTGGAAAAGGATACTTATTTTACATCTACAGGGTACTACGTAGACATATCTGGAGATTTCTCCAGAGTACCCTCAGACTTTAGGATGGACAGTATATCAACTAGAGACGGCCTATTAGAAACCGACTTTACATTAAATTTTCTAGGGGAGGGGGATTACTATGGGTTTACTCTGGACTGTAATCATTTATACCTATTAGGAGATTTTACAGTAACTCATAACACAACATGTGCTATAATATCTATGGTTTATGAGATGTATAAGCTACTATGCCTTAAAAATCCATATGAATTTTACTCCATAACAAAGGGAACCGATAAATTTTCGTTTGCATTAATAGCCCCTACCCATGCTCAAGGGACTTCAGTAGCTTTTGGAAAACTGTTGGGCATGATAAACACTTCTCCATTTTTCAAGGATGTAAAAGCAACTCCAAAAGCTAGATCCTCAGTATCTGAGGAGGGAATCCATATAGGAGACAACATAACAGTACATACAGGTTCAAAAATGGACCACTTGATAGGAAAATTGACTTTCTGCGGTCTCATGGATGAGGTATCCTTTTTTCAAGGTAAAGATGCCATAGCAAAAGTAAAAGATTTACACATGGGATTTACTGGAAGAAAGAAATCAAGATTTATACACTTAGGGGAGTTCATACCAGGAGTTCTATGGATGGTAAGTTCCCCAATAGACGAACAAGACTATCTAAATACTGCCATAGAAGAGATGCAAAGTAATCAGTATGGTATATATTTCGACAACATAAGTCTGTGGGAAGTCAAGGGGGACTACTTAGGGGATAAATTTAAGGTATTCTTAGGAGACGATAAAAAAGAACCATGCATTATTCGTGAAGAGGATAAAGTACCTGAGGATATAAAGGCTTTGGCAATAGAAGTACCTATGGAATACTATAGGGAATTTGATTTAAACATATCCAGAGCTGTAAGGGATATTGCAGGAAGAAGAATAAGAGCTGACATATCCCTATTCAAATCTAAGAAGCAGTTAGTAAGTCTATTCGTAAACCCTAATAGATTTAAGAGTGATGTCATAAGCATGTCTTTTAATGATCCATTAGATAAGTTAGAAAATTATGTTACAAGCCTAGATTACTTCAAGAAACCCCTAAATCCACAATGTTATAGATTTATACACTTAGATGCTGCGACAAAAAAGGATAAATTTGGAATATCTGCGGTATACAGTACTCTAGAAGACTTTGATCTTTATAAAACTGATATAAACATGCCAAGCTTTAAAAGAAAAGAAAGAATGTTTTATGTTGATTTTGCAGTAGCTATAGAAGCCCGTAAAGGGGAAGAGATTAACATATACAAAGTAATGGACTTTATATTTTTATTAAAGAAGTTAGGATACCCTATAAAGGTAGTAAGCTCAGATATGTTCCAAGGAGATGTAATGAGACAATTCTTAAGATTGCACGGAACTACTACAGCATATTTATCAGTAGATAGAACTAAAGATCCATATTACGCTTTAAAAGAGTTGGTAAATAATAATAAAATAATTGGAGTTAAAAATGAGTTTCTAATAAAAGAACTTTTGGGTCTTAGAGAGCTCACTAAAAAAGTAGATCACCTCGCAAACAGCTGTTTCACGGGAGATACTCAAATAAAACTATTAGATGGAACCTCGAAGAGTTTTAAAGAGTTATCTGATTTAGGAACTTCTAATGAGTTTTGGGTATATGGATGCCTGCCTGATGGAACTATCGTTCCAGCCAAGGCATATAACGCTCATAAGACAAAAGAAGTCTCCTGTCTAGTAGAAGTCTGCCTAGATGATGAGAGAGATCCTATAAGATGCACCCCTGAGCATTTATTTATGATGAGGGATGGATCTTATAAACAAGCTCAATACTTAGAACCTAAGGATTCTCTAATGCCTATATACATTAAAGAGCAAAATTACAAATATAGGAGTGGAGGCGTAGGTAGGTATTTTCAAATTAAGAATAATAAAACAGGAAGATACAATTTTATCCATAGATTAGTAGCATCCTATCACTATCAGCATACCTTAGCTAAGGACGAAGTAGTACATCATAGGAATTTCAAACCAAGTGATAATTCTCCAGAAAATTTAGAAATAATGAGCATATCAGATCACACTAGAAGACATGCCTTTCTGAGTGGACTAGGGAGACTCCACACGGATAAGAGAGTAGCTTCTTTTAAAAAGAACTATTGGGCTAATCCAGATAACTCAAAGAGGAGAGATGACAGACTTAAAATTAAATTGGATAGGCAAGAGTACATGAAAACTGATAAATATAGACAAGACATTTTAAATATGAGATTAACTAATGAAAATATCATAGCTAGGAATAAGATTGCAGGTAAAAAACTAAATGAAATATACTGGAAAAGTAGTGAAGGGAAAGCTAGAAAAGCAGAAGTTTGGGAATATCAACAACAGACGATGAGAGATGGTCAGAAAGAATATTTTGACGAACTAGCTAAACAGAGAAAAGAGCCATGGAAAGAGTATATCCTTAGCTATCAACATGCTATGCATGTTGCAGGAGGTTATGTAAAATCGTGGGCTAAGAGAATAGACTCGAGTACCTTTCAAATAAACTCAGAAAAACTTAGAGGCATGCCCTTAGAAGAAATACTTAGGGTTACTGGTCTTTCTCCTAAAAAGTTAACTAACTACTTAGTAAGGTTGGGTAAGTTAGACATACTTCCAGAGTATAATCATAAAGTAGTCAGAGTATCCGTAATAGAACTAGACGTAACCGAAGATGTCTACGATATAACTGTCCCATCCACGAATAATTTTGCGTTGGATAATGGAATATTTGTACACAATTCAAAAGATTTAAGTGACTCGGTTACGGGAGGTGTTTGGTCTTGCTTAAATTCTTGTGAGTACATGAATCTTCAGAATGTTTATGAAGGAATAGTAAGTAAAAATGAAGGTCCTCCTCAGATACAAGGACATATAGGAAATTTGATGAAAGAAGCTCAAAATAAACAAAAGAGAGAAGGTTTTAATAAGACTTTAGGCTTCTAAATTTATATTATATACGAGGGTATATGGAGGATAATGTATGAGTTTTACTGGCGGAGGTTTCGACTCTAGTTTAAATCAAGCTGGATATAATAACACCATGTCATTTTTTAAAGGAATGACGTCACACTACGACATCCCTGCAGATAGTACTAAAGTTTTTGATATAACAAATGCTTATGGTACTGGGGGAGGGTGGGGGAGTAATGGCAGTACTTTTTCAAGACAGAATGCTTTAGGTCAAATTTTAAGACAATTATCTACTACTTTAGAGAATAGAGGAACCCTAATCCAACAGTTAAGAAAAACTAACGAGAGTGAACTTGTTCAAGCTCTCTTAGCTAATTTAGTTAATGACGCTTTTAGTAGCATATCTGATGATAGCTTCCTATCTGTAGAGTATTGTGGAGACTCTGGAAAAGATTCAAGAATAGATGAAAGAGTTCAGAAAGAAATAGATAAATTTTGCAAGAAACATGACATAGCTGGACTCGCAAGAGATATAGTACCTGATTGGATGCTAGAAGGAGAATATTTTTTAAGGACTAAGGTGGTACAAGGTCAAGGAATTGTTGAAATAATAGATGATTGTGATACTGAGAACTGTATGGGACTTTATAAAGGCAGGGAACTCAGTAGTTTCATGAGACATAACCCTAAAATCGGTAAATTTGAATTATTGGACTGTCATGAGTTATCTCACTTCGTATTAGATGGTAGTAAGATAAGAGTTAAAGTAGAACTTCCAGACGATATTCAGAATTTACCTAAGAGTATTCGAATGGGTAAGTCTGTAATATACCCAGTACTTACTTCAATTAAAAAATTACAAACATTGGAGACTACAAGTCTTGCCATGGAACTCAAGAGAGTTATGGCTCCAATTTTAGTCTCCGTTGATATACCAGCGGATACAGATAACCAATATATTACAGATATTATAGATAAGTATGAAAACTATTTGAATGATATAAATACAGAAGCAACTTATACCGACAATATGTCAGTAGCCGACTCACTGCAATCAGCTTCAAGGATAAAAGTAATCCCAAATCATGCTGACGGTAAAGGAGCTATCACCCAGATAAGGTTTGATTATGATAATTCAGACTTGAATAATAGAATAAATGATATACGAAAAGGAATAGCCATGTCTATGGGAGTTCCTTCGTTCTATTTATCGTACGGAGATCAACTTTTAGGAAAAACTGACATGTTAAAAGTTTATTCCGCATATGCTAGAAAATTAGTAGGAATTCAAACTAGCTTTGGGGAAGGAATTAAGAATTTAATATACAAACATTTAATACATACTGGAAATCACTTCCCTATTAAGAACAATATTAAAGTTAAGTTTAAGTCTGTTACAAACCTAGATATACTAGATGATATAGATGTAATGGTAGCCACAATGACAGCTCTAAGGGATTGTTTTAACCTACTAGGGGAAGTATCTGCATCCGATCAATTCCAAGTAGAAGTGGATAATGATAAGATAATAGGTATCTTTAACATGTTTACGTCATCATTCCCTCACATAGAAGGAGCTTTAAAACTTTATAATAAGGATAAAGGAAAATCATTTAACATGCCTAAGGGGGGAGAAGCACCCCCTCCGACCACAACAAGAAAACCAGTAGGAGGAACTTCAGTATCGGGAAGTAATTTATCAACTGGGTCAGCAACTCCACCGTCAACCCCTCCTATGACTACACCTAAACAACCTACAACACCAGTAACTCCACAAACACCTACTCAACCAGCAGCAACAGCCCCAAAAGGAGGGGCTGAGGTAAGTATTGGGGACGTATTCTAGTAAATAAATCTTAGGAACTGAGGTACCGCCAACTATTATACCTCGAGTGGTAAACTATTGGTCAATTTAATTTAGAGTTACTTCAAAAGAGTTAAAGGATAGCTTATTCTTTCAAAAATGATAGAGTAAGCTATCCCTATGTTTATATTATAATTAGAGATTTTATTCATAACTATAAGTTAGCATACATTATAAATTTGGAGAGGTTAAACATGGACAACAAGAGATTATTAGAAGAACTTAGAGCATCTGTTGGAAATTACAAACCCGAGAAGTCTAAAAAAGAAGAAAAACTTGATATCGAAGACGTAGTAGAAGATGAAGATAGATACAAAGAAGACGATGAAGACTTAGACGACTACGCAGACTCGGATAATGAGGATACAGAAGAGTATGAAGACGAAGATGAGGAAGGCATTGACCTTGACGGTGACGGAGAAGCTGATGACATACATGGTCTACATGTATTAAAATCTAATTTTAACGCTGTGGACGAAGAAACTCAAAACTCTATCGCAGGCTTTCTAAAAATGGTAGTTGAGAATGAAATAGACTTAGATACTTTGTCTCAATTCGTAGAAGATTTAGACTATGGCGACGAAGACGAGTACGAAGAGGGTGAAGACGAGTACGAAGAGGGTGAAGACGAGTATAGAGAGGACAATGAGTCTGAAGAAGGCGAAGAGTCTGAAGAAGAGTACGAAGATAATTATGAAGACGAAGACCAAAATGAATCTGTCATGGATGACTTCTTAAATGTAGGCTCGGCTATTATGGAAAACGCATACAATTCCAAGTATAACCTCCACGACAAAGAAGAGTTTAGTAGCATGCATGAGTCAAGATTAGACTTTCTCGATGTAGGGATGAGTGATCTTTTAGATTAGGTAGTTATAATGATTAAAAATATAAAAAGGTTGATGGAATATCTTGTCAGTGAAGGCGGAGGGGTAGCTCTAGAGCTAGTAGCTGATAGACATATCGAGAAGAAAAGATATTCCGAAGACGATGAGGATGACGAAGAAAATCTGGAAGAAAAACTTTTTGATAAAAATGTAAGAGGTGGAAAGGTAGTTACCACTAGAAATACGGATTATAAAGACCTCAGACATCAAGTTAAAGACCCTAAAAGAGATGCTAATCTAATAAAAGCTAGGGTTCACTCAAGGACTCCGAGTGCTAATCTTAAAAGAAGACAATCTATGAGAGTTAGAGACTTAAAAATAGTTGAAAGATTAGATACTGGAGACATAGATATAGAGAGTGACTTTGTAGGACTTGCACTGAATCATCATAGATATGAACTCAGAAAGACAACCCCATTTGGTTGGGAGATAATACCTAATGATGAAAAGGGCACAATAACAATTAAGATAGTAGTAGACAAAAAAGCATTAGGTGAAGATAAGGACATAGAACAATTAGTATTATCAACATTAAAAGATAACGAAGCTTTCAAGGAGTTTGTGGATGATTTAAAAAGTTTAGAACCTCACAATACCCGAGTTTTAAATCTTTACAAACTATCCTCATGGAGAGTGAAAGAAACTTCACACTTAGTAACCTACATTAAAGTAATCAGATTCGGAGTATAAACAATGGCTCAACCTAAAAAAATGATAAATGCCTTATGGGACGTACCTGATAATAAATGGAGTCTAAAAGAAGATTATCTAAATGAAGGTCAACAGAAGTCAGTAGTGGACGGTAAGAATATACTTGCTCTAGTTGAAGGAGTATTCTTTGTACCTAATGGAGTCTCTCGTAATGAAAGATACTATCCTAAGACATTTTGGGAATCAGTACTACAACAACCTGGTTTTGGGGAACGAATGAGTAGCCGACTACTTATGGGAACTATCGGACACTATGATAGGGAAGTTAATGAGGAGGACATATCTGAGGGAAGAGTATCCCACATAGTTACTAATCTATGGATTGCTGAAGATACTGGAATGGGAATGGGTCAAGCTTTAATATTAGGAACTCCTGCTGGAAAAAACCTATACATGCTTATGAAAGCTGGGTGTAAGATAAAAACATCGTCAAGAGCTTCAGGAGATTATAAACAAGACGAAGAATATAACGGAATGCCTATTGTAGATGAAAATGGTTATTGTCTAGAAACCTTTGATTTCGTAATAAATCCAGGTTTCTTAGAAACTAACCCAGCATTATTAGAGAGTGTTAGCAAGATTAAAGAAAAAATGGAGACCGAAAACATGGAATTAGGAAAAGAACTATTAGAGTACATGAACAAAGAAAAAGCATCTGTAAATGAAGCTTATACTAAGTTAAGAGAGGATTTTGCAGTACTAGAATCTAAAAATGCAGATTTGAATGCAAAAGTTCTAGTGTTAGAATCTATTCAAGAGGAATTAAGTAAAGCTAAGGAAGAGATTAAAAACATAACTGAGTCTACAAAAGAATTCAGCGTTATTAAGGAGGATTTGGAAGCTTACAAACTTATAGGAGAAGCTAAAGAGATTAAAGAGAGCATTGACGAATCTACTAATCTTTTAGAAGCTTACTCTAAATTAGGAAAGCCTGAACAAATATCTAAATCTATCAAAGAAGCCAGAGAATACAAAAAATTTGGTTCAGTGGCAGACTTAGATGAAACTATCCCAATGGTAGAAGAGTTACTCGAAGAGTACGCTAAACTTGGAACTTTAGAAGAAATAACAGAGATAGTAAGTTTATCCAAAGCAATGCTTGAAAAAAACAAACAAGAGAAGTTAGATGATTCAGTAATGAGAATATCTAAAGCATACAGGACACCTGCCGAATACGTAAAAACTTTACTAGAAACTATAGGAGAAAAAGAAACAACTAGAATATTGGAGGAAGTAAACAAAACAAATAAAGCAGTTATCAAGGAAGAGAAGACAGCTCCTAGAAAAGAAATAATAACTGAGTCAAAACCTTCAAGATTAAAAGAAACATCCTTAATTAGTGAGATGTTCAGAAGTCATATGAGAGGTAATAAATAGTAATCTTTATATTATAAATAGACAATTATTTAACAATATGTAAATACGTACTAGAGAAGAAACACAGGAGAGAATTTACAGATGAGAAGTAACAAATCTGAAGACAAAGGATACAGGTTGGCGGATGCCTTTCTAAAAGTTCCTCAATACAAACCTTATTTTGATGCGTTGGAGGATTCCCCTCTTGCAAAAGTCAGACCTATTTCAAATACTGACGTTGTAATTTTGGGAAAACAATTTAGACAGTTTGAACAATACAAGAGAATGGTAAACGAAATTGGTACTATACGAGATTTAGGACAACTTCCTAAATATGCTTACGATGTTATCACAGCTAACTATGCAGCATCAATTATACCTCTTTTATCATCAGTTCAACCTATCCCCTCTCAACAAGGTTTAGTATATTTCAAACAAATCAAAGCTAGAACAACTAGAGGTACTGTTACAACTGGTCAAATCTTAAGAAACGCAACAGAAGCTCCAGAAGTTCAAGCAGTAGGTTTCGCAGGAGAGCATGTTGTTCAAAACTTAGGCTTACTTAATGCAGGACAACAAATTTACAACTTCAACTTAACTCCCGCTCCTGTTAGAGAAAGACAAGTAACTATCAAACTTTCTAAATATCCGACTCAGAAATTGATAGATGACGGCGAGGGTAATTTAGTTCCATCAGGCGGAGCTCTTGCAACAGGTATCATCAACTATTCAACAGGTCTTTGCACAGTAGAATTCATTCCAGTAATTGACGGTACTGAAACAGCATCAGCTGAATTTGCAACAGACTTTGAAGAAAGTGGCAACCTCCCAACTGTACAATCTGGGTACGATTCTACAGATGTAAGAGCCGAGTTGTTTGCTATCAGATCCGAAATGGGTATGATGAAAATGTACGAATTAAAGAAAACCTTTGGAAAAGAAGGCGAAACTGAGATGATCAATGACCTAACTCAAGAGATAAACGCTGAATTAGGTAATACTCTTATCTCAAGAATGGCTGCTGCTTCTTTTGGTACTCCTATCGTATGGAACTCTGCACATGACGCTGGCATCTCCGAAGTAGAACACAAAATGGCATTTAGAAACAGAATCTCTGAAGCTGAGTCTAAAATCTACAGAGCAGCCGGTAGAGGTCAAGTTACTGCTATTGTATGTGGAGCTAAAGCTTCTCAACTATTCGACCAATTAGGTGGAGTATTCGAGAAAATAGGATTCGCATCTTCTGGACCTACTTTGTATGGTATGTACAACAAAAACACACCTGTTATCAGAGCAATCGACGTAGTTGGAGACAGTGATGTTTATTGCATTTACAAGGGAACAGGAAATTTCGACGCACCCGCAGTATATTGCCCATACATGCCTCTTGTTGTTAATGGCTCTTTACCAGTCCTTAACAATGTAATGAAGCATCAGGCATTTGCGGCTGTATGGTCGGCTATGAGAGTCGTCGTCAATCGCTTTATCACTAAGATAGAGATAGGTGGCTTAGTATAACGATTTCAAAGTCTAATAGTTAGTAAAGAAGAGGGTTAATACCCTCTTCTTTTTATTTGAGTGTTGACATGTCCTTCCATATATGCTATAATATGTTTATGATGAAAATAGAAGTAGAAGAAATAATAAGACTATACATAGAAGACATGCTAGGTTGCCATGTTATAGGTAGAAGAGCAGGATTATCCTGTAATCAAATAGCTAGAATATTAAAAAAGAATGGCATTGTACTTAGGACACTAGCAGAGGGTCAAAGAAATAGAAGTGTTAACAGCCTAAGATACACGAACGTAGATTTCTTCAAGAACATAAACATGGAAGAAAAAGCATACTGGTTAGGATTCATAGTGGCTGATGGGAGTGTGTCTAATAACAAGATACATTCAAGATTAACAATAGGATTAAAACCTTCAGACAGATCACATCTTGAAAAAATAAATAAAATATTCAATGCAAGCCTAAAACTTTACCAAGGTAAGGAATACTTTCACTTAACGAATGTTTCGCTATGTGAAGATTTAATAAAACTAGGAGTAGTTCCAGATAAGACCCATAAAGATGATTATAATTTCACGTTTGACAATCTATCTGATGAATTAAAAAGACATTATCTCAGAGGACTCTTTGACGGAGATGGAACAGTTTATTACATGGATAGGCAGGACTCACTAGGTTGTGGATTTATAGCTACTAAACAGTTCTCAGTGCAGATTAAAGATTACACGGAGTCTCTATTAGGGTTGACTAGTACTAAACTTAAACATTACGAATTCTATTCAACCTTTCAGTATAGATCAAAGAAAGATGTCAGTAAAATATTGAGTTATCTGTATGACAACTCAACTTTATATCTTGATAGAAAGTACAATCTATATCAAGATAACAAACATCTCTTTGAGTATAAAAAACCTTCGAATCAATATCTTAAAGGTAACTAATTATTTACATAAACTTGCATTATTCATGTATGTATGCTATACTTAACATATAAGGAGATTTACATGGCTAAGCTTAAAAATATTATTAAAACTTTAGTAGGGGATATAGAAAGAGATGATAAGAATTTCTGGTCATCTAAGTATGATGAGTATTTGATACTCGGAAGTACTGTTAAGTTATCCAAAGAGCTAGGCATGGATATTAGAATGTTAAGTTCTATATTTAAAGAGCATGGGTTTTTAATATTAAAGTCAGCTGAATCAAGAACAGGCAAGCTAAAGAAAGATTTTATAGAAAGCACTAGTGGAATTAAGTACATGCTATTAGATACTTCGTTTTGGGATGGAGTATATAACATGTACACAACTCAAAACTACTCAGAGACAAGACTATCTGAGTACTTAGAGATATCAAGAAAACAATTAAGAAGAGCTTTTACTTTTCATAAATATGCTCCTAAGACTGGGGATCAGGTTAAGAATACCGTAGTAGAGTCTAGTAGTATCAAATACGGTTCAGGTATACCCTCTAAGAGCATGGAGGTACGGGAAAAAATAAGAAATTCACACCTAGCAAGAGTTATCCTAGATACAAGTCCTAGGTTTAATTCAGAAGAATATGAAATACTAGACGATTACACTGGAACTAGGGTACAAGAGGGTGGAATTGTTCAGAGTTATAAGATATACAATTTCAAACATAGAAGATGTGGGGGAGTATTCCAAGACTCTCTGGATAGGAAGATAAGATGTCCTATTTGCTATGCCAACATATCTGTTCCAGAAAAAGACTACTCGTATTTTATAGATGAATTAGGGTTTAATACTGAAAAGTATCGATTACACCATGATAATGGAGATACTAGTAAGTTTAAAGAGATAGACATACTAATATCTAAGCTTAATATAGGGTTTGAGTATAATAGTAACACTTACCACTCAGGTCAGTTTATGGACTCTGGATATCATAAAAATAAAACGGAGGTATGTCTAGCTAATAACATCCAGTTATATCATATATGGGAATACATGGATAAGGATATAGTTAAAAGTAGAATAAGAAATATACTAGGACTGAATAACCTTAGAGTATATGCTAGAAATCTAGAAGTTAGAGAAGTACCTGTTGAGGATCAAAAATCTTTCTATAAGTATAATCACTTATACGGATATTGTCCAAGTACCTTTACACTTGGATTATATAGTTCTGGAGACAGTTTAATAAGCTCTATGTCTTTTGTAGTAAAAGGAGATAGTATTGAATTAGTTAGGTACTGTAACATGAGGGATACTTCTATTGTCGGAGGATTCAGCAAGCTGTTGAAAAACAGTATTAAGTATATTAAAGTTAATCGTATTAATGTGAAAGTAATAACTACCTTTGGGTATAGGGATTGGTGTCCAAATTACGAAGACTCTGTTTATTACAAGAATGGATTTAAGTTTATATGCTATAATGTAGGCTCTCTTAGATACCTGAATAGTAGAAATAACCATGTGTCTAATAGGCAGAAGTATATGAAATATAAGCTAGAGAAGCTGTTTCCTGAAACATTTGATCCTCTTTTAACAGAACAGCAAATATTAGCTCTTAATAAGATATTCCCATTACATGATTCTGGAACAATAAAATTCACTTTGGACATATATTAAATGTAACGAAATATTAAAAAGATTAAGCCTATGTATTGACTTAATCTTTTTGTCGTGCTATTCTAATTAGGTAAGGTTTAATTTTAAAGAAATAAAGAAAGAAGGTTCACCATGGCTTTAACTAAACTTCAAGAAACAACAATATCTGAATTGGTATCTCGAGTATCTGAATCAAATGATGTTCAATTTACAACTATTCTCGAAACTGCTTTTGATAACAAATGTGAGTTTGGACTAGAACTAATTAAATCTATAGCAAGATCTTCTGATAATATGAAAATTAGATTAGTTAATCACCCACTATTTGAAGAGTTTGTAAACTCAAATATGGATACTTTAATATAGACACTTGCAATTTAATACGAAGTATGCTATACTTATATAAAGGCAATACAGGAGAACCAGATAATGACCAAATGCAAAAATAAGACAACTGTCAATTATATAAAAAATGATAGTATACAAATATTTAAGGATCATATTCTTATATCTGAAAAAATGTACAATTATGTAGATAAGGCATATTCTGCATACTATGTAGAGAAAAGAGATAGATATTTTGAAGAAAAACCTGACTTTGCTAATTCTCACTACTCAGAAAAATTTGGCGTAAAAATAGAATGTCTGGATGATTTAAAAGTATTGGCTCGGAATAGAATACTGGAACTCTTAACTGATATTTTAGTATTATGTAAGGAGAACTCCTTTATTCCCAATAAAATAAGTATATGTTCGTTGCATTGTAGTTCTGAACAACAATTCTTTGTAGAAAATAAGAACGGTGGAGGTAAAATAGCAGGAGTTTGGGGTTGGTCAGATATTATCGAAGAGACTCCGTCTATAAAAATAGGAAAAATTAAATTAAAATATGAACATCAACAAGAAACTTTTTTAAACTCGTATAGGGATTGGGTTACTAAACCAAAAGAACACAGTTTAATTTTAGGAAAAGTTAAATTAGTAGAAGTAATAGAATAAACTCAGATTAAGATTATTTACAACAAGAAAGTCCAAACTTAATCGAGATTGAATTGTATTCATGGGCACTTGCAATTTGATATGAGGTATGCTATACTTATATAGAGGTAATAAAGGATATTAAGATATGAAAAAGAATAACGGAAAAAAGACTTGGAAGAAATCTAAGAGAGATAGGAAACTAGTAAGGAGACAGGGAACTGTTTTACTTAAGATAGAGATTCCTAAGAATTACGTTGCATATATAAGAGAGTTAAGTCGTAAAACTAATAAGAGTATAGATAGTATACTTGATCATATTCTAAGGGGAGGCATGAATACAGCCAAAGAAGTTATAGAGAAAGATCAAGAGAAGTAATATATAGTGTAATAAGGAGATTTTAATGCTTTATTTAGTAAACAAAACAAACACAGCTATAAAGTTAGCTTTCGCAACACATGTAGTAGATCTATTACCTTACGGACATTATGAAGTACTAGATAACTTCTTCCTACCAGAGATACAGCAACTAGTATTAGTATATGATGGTAAGCTTGAGCTTGTAGACGATATAGCAGCCCATATTGAAGAGAAACAATCTAAACTTGAAAAAGATATTAAAGATGTCATGGATAAAGCCGTAAACGATCTAACCAGACTACTAACCCTTGTAAGTAACGGAACAGGTATCCCTATAGACGTAACTAAAGATAAAATAAGACGCATGTTAAACTCTATAATCTCTCCTATAGTTGATGATGAGAAGAGGATTGAAGAGCTGTATGACTCTATTATTAAAGAGGTACCTCTTATAAAGTCAGAACCTCTTCAAAAAATATTGATCATAAATAAAATAGCTATCCAGAATATAGTTACGTCTTTTAAGATAACAGATGAAAAGAAACTAGAGATAATTAAGAAAATAGCGGATTCAGTATCAGTCCAGTATAGCTCCAGAGCAGGATTCAAAAGTATAGCAGAGAAGTTAATAGGGTAGGACAAGGATAAAAACTAAATAATATCGAGACTGTTCTTAAATAGAGCAGTCTTTTTTTATATTTTAAGTATACGAACTCCCTAGGAGTTATAAGTATAAATTTAATATATAGGAGATATATAAATGGTACTTCTCTTCGAGAACGCACTTGAAAACATACTTATCGAAACAGGTCAATTACTAATCCCAGCAGCAGCTTTAAAACTGGATGATGATAAATTAGAAAAGCTTTTCATAAGGGTGGCTAAGAAGTTACAAAATAAAAGACCTATAAGAGAGAATGCCAACTATGTAGTAACCTCAGACGGAATACATATAAAAGATGCCCTCTCTGTGTACGCACTACGTTATAAAATATACGATAACTGGGATAGAATTTCCCCGTCTATCAAAAGAAACCTCTGGTCGTTCGATAGAAATACAAGAGTATTAAGAAGTCTATTCAATTCCCCTTTCGTAGTATCTTATGGAAGAGAATACAAAATGGGACATGTTCCTATAACAGACGAGCCTCAATACACTATGGATGATGAAGACGAGATAGATTTCTACATAAAAGCTTCATACAAAAAGGGCAGTTTCAAACTTACAAAAACTCATGTAGACGGTACTATTCCTCCAACAGAGATGGTGGAGATTTCGAGGTTAGGGAATACGGCAACACTTTCAGGAAGCATGGGAACTGGAACATTAGACTTAACTACTAAGAAAGTTTATATATACCTTACAGATCTAGCTGAGGGAAATATAACCCCTACCTATGTGAATAAAAGAATAGCATGCTTAGATTTAGAAGAACATGACTTAGCTTTTATAACTTGGTTTACGGCAGATTTCTTAAATTCTCTAGGAAGCCTAAAATATGCTGCAACTTTAGACCCTACTACAGGGATTCCATTTTCTTTACAGTCTGATACAGTGCTAGAGAGGGCAAGGCAGCTAGAAGATAATTTAACAGAATATTTGAAGAGTAACAGTTTTTGGTGGCAGTGGGGATTTTGACGACTTTTATCGGACATTTATTTTAACATTTCTTTATATTATAATTAGATACACTAGATAATAAATGTAGTATGTGTTAGAGTTATATAAAGGAGAGGATATGTTAAATAAAAATAAGGAGTCAGGAATATACAGAATAACCAATCTAATAGATAATAAATACTATGTAGGAAGTTCTTCTAGATTAAGAAAAAGAAAACATGAGCACTTTAAGGATTTAGAGAATAACAAACACTGTAACGATTATCTTCAAAATGCTTATAACAAGCATGGGAAAGAAAACTTTAAGTGGGAAGTTATTGAACATGTAGCACCTAGTGAAGATGTAAAAGAATTTAAAAAAAGACTCCTTGATAGGGAACAGTATCACATGGACGAAGGTATAACTAAATCTGTATTGTATAATATACGCCCCACGGCAGAGAGTAGACTAGGTTCTGGAGCAGAACACTTCAAGACTGCATTAGGAGTGCTCCATAGCAAAGAAGATTGGGAACCTTATTATAACATGTACTTTAACGAGGGGAGCACTTTCAGAAGTCTCGGGAAGATACTAAATGTTTGTCATAAGGCTGTTAAGAAACAATTTGGATACTTCAACTTTAAGGTCATTGAGAACGGAGTGTATACCTCTAAGGGTTGGTTGGATAAAAAGGATATTGATGATTGGAAATGGGCACATGACATGTACATTGTAGAGGGAAAGTCTTTAAACTATCTGCAGACTCATCTAAAGTTGGACAAGACTCACATAAAAGAAATATTTATAGGATTGGGTTTAGTTATAAAGGATAAAGTAAAGGTTATAGAAGACATGTCTGAATATCTCATCAACAGAAATAGGATTTAATTCTTTTATATTTTAAATGTAAGTAGTCCTAGGGAAATTCTAAAAGTGAACTTAGAGATTATAATATCAGCTATATTTTGTTTAATCTTAGGTATATCTATAACAGGTTATGGATTCTCTAGGGGAATTTCAGATTTTTTACCTAACTTCATAGCTGGATGGGGACAATTTTTCTTAGAATTGATTATAGGGTACTTTGTAGTGGATAAATTTATGAGTAGGCAAAAGAATAGACAATGGAATAAGGTAAGGAAGATGCATAATCAACTTCTAAAAGAATATCTAATGAAGATATTGATAAATTTCTGCGTTATATTCAACTACGTTAGTATAAATAAGAACCTATCCTATAAAAAAACTAAGAATATTAGTTTAAGTATTGAAGAGTTGATAAAAGAGATTAACTTTCTAGACTTTGATAACGAAAGAGAAGTTACAACAGATAAGTTTATAAGATATTACGAAGAGATCAAAGAGGATATTAAAGAAATAAGAACTTCTCAGGCTCCTGCAATACTTCAACATTCTAATAATCAAGAACTATGTAATAAACTGATAGAATTAGAACTACACTTAACAGAATTTAAAGATAATATAGTTAGATGTAAGCATTACAAAGCTAGTATAGATAATGAAAGAGTTATTAAAATATTCGAGACAATAAATATTATATTAGGAGAGTTGGATAAGTGATTAATAAGATAAAAGAACTATGTTGTCTTGCAATAGATGAAGATTACCATTATAATAAAGATGTAAGAAAGTCAGCCCTTGAACTCTGGGAACAAGTTAGAGTAGATGTAATACATAGAAATTTTTATGAAGACTGGAAGCTAAATAATAAATATCCATGCCTATACCAAGAGTATACTGACGATTTAGGGAATAAAATAAAAGTAGGATTTACCCTAAGGTATATTGGAGGTTCTGACATAGCTGAACATCCTCAACAGGCAGCGTTTGATCCAGATAATTCCTTAATAATTATGACTATACCTAATTACAACTTTGATCAAATAACATGGAACAAGGTTAATAGAATTAGACTACTCGAAGCTGTTAGAAAGGATTTTAATAGACTAAAAGTATCCACTTTCATACATGAATATACTCATTTTATAGATGAAATAAGTGAGTATACCATTCCAGATGCCAAAGGTAAAGAATACGTAAGTCCCCTAGATGGAGAAGAAGTCTCCTACACTGAATATGCAGATCAACCTGTTGAAGTTAGTGCAAGAATACAACAAACTTTTCATGAGATAGACGATGAATTAGAAAGTATTCTTTATTCAGAAAAACTTAATTATTTTAAAACTTTTGATATCTTTGAAGAATTTGTAAAAGTGTTCTCACCCAGTTATAGAAAATTCATAAAATATTCGAGTTCTGAGATAAAAAGAAAAATGAATGAGAAATTATATACATATTATGAGAATAGGAAAAGAGAGATTGAATTAGCTCTTAAAGAAGATTTCATATTAAAAAGGGAAGTTGAGAGAGCTTGTACGTGGAATGAGGGAGGTTTTGAATCGATGATATCTCAAAGTACAGGTTCGATTAAAACACTTCTGTATAAAACCATGGTAAGAAAGAATCTTGATTACCTACTTTTTGATGAACTCACCAATAAGGTATCTGATATATATGATGAGAATAAAGATAGGGTAGTATTAGAACTACTTCATAAAAAATACCCAAAGCTTACTAAGTTAATCGATGAAAGATATGAAGGTACTAAATGATAAAACGTATAAATAAACTCTGTAATATACTGAATGAAATATCGGCAGGAGACGTAGGTAATGCACTAGGAAGAGCAGCTGGAACAGGTCTAGCTAAAGTAGCTGGAAATGTGGTGACAGGTCTAGCGAGAGCATCAGGTCTTCCCATATTAGCGGGAGCTTCGGACATACTAGGAAATACTGTTAATACCGAACTTTCAGATCATTTTAATAAGATATTTAAGGGAGAGAATGCCGACTTAAATAGAGTTAATACTAATAATTATTATTTCTATAATGATGTATATGCTAAATATCAAGCGGGTAGTTATGGGTATGATATAAACCTAAATAAGGACAGGATACCTTCATCAGAGTTGAGTACTATAAAAAGATTTGTATACCCTTCATTTCAAAAATTTGGATACGGAGTTAAGTTTGTAGGTAAAAGAACTAAGACAGGATTATTTTATTTTATATTATTTAAAGGAAGCTCAGTTATCCCTTTCAAAGATAGTAAAAGAAATCCAATTATTTACGTGTTACCCATGAATGCTTTCAAAGGAATAACAGATGAAGAGAGTTCAGATGCAGCAATAAATATTTTATTAGAATACTATGGATTGAATGAAGAATAGGGAGAGATATTAGAATGCCAATTGATAAACGCAAGAGTAGATCAGAAATAATTAAGGAACTCATGGACTCGTGGGGAAAAACAGGGAAAATCGGTTCAAGCTCCCCTGAAACCAAGGAAGAAGCTCTCAAGCAAGCCGAAGCTGTTGCATATTCAAGTAAAAAAGAAATGTATGACTCCTATGGAAACTCTAAACCAGTCATTACAGGTAGAAAAGTTCCAACCGTTTCAGCTCCAAGTACACCTAAAGAAGAAACATCTCAACCTATTTGGAAATGTAAGGATTGTGGTAATATAAATAAGGATACAAATAAAAGAACTTGTGAGAAATGTAGGAGCACTAACATGAAGGATGCAATCAAGACAAATGAATCTAGAATAGTTAAACTAAAAGAACTCGTAGAGAGTGCTGTAATAGGTTTTAGTCCTCAGGCAGCCATGCTTATAGATGATATAGGGTCAAGTACTCCCCAGTATATGTTAAGTAAATTAAGAAGTGGTTTATCCAAAAGAGGATGTGCCCTTGAAGTAACAAATGAAGATAATGATTCTTATTTTGTAAATATCACTAAGAATCATGATGTCATCAAAAAAGTTAAACTATCTAAAAGAAAATTATTACAGGGAGATATTTCTTCAGAAGATTTATTAAGATAGAAACTAAATAGACTTTAATAAATCTAAAGAATTGAGGTTGACTATTCTTTAGATTTATGTTATCATGAAATAAGCAATGGGAGGGAAAATTTTATAATGGCAAGAATGACCTTAGAACAACTTTGGATTTCGAGCACTACTCTAGAGGGAGGAGCTTGGAGGAGAAACTACAGCGGTTCTCCAAAAAGACAAGTAAACCAGATAGTCCCTTTCGTAGGAACTAAGACAGTTTTATTTACAGGATCATTCTGGGGACTAACTGAGAATTCTGTCCACCTTGCGAATATATTATTTATGGATTGTGATATAGTGGAGGAGATCATAGTTCAACCTACCATGGCGGTAGCTCCTGTAGCAGTAGAGGGAGTTCCTATAAATAATACACGAGTAGTTCCTCAGGGAACAGCTCTACACGGATCAACTCCAGCTCCTAAACCCTATGGGGGAGTTTCTAATGCAGAACCTAACTATAGTACAGCTACTCATTTTAAAGTTACATACAACGGGGTCAATTACTGGGTTAGGAAGATAGACATGAAACGCCAACCTTGTTTAATTCGTTGTAGTTGTAGTGATTATTATTTTTGCTGGTCATACTCTAACTATATCAAGGGCTTACAATTTGGAGGTAAGTCTAAACCCTACCACAGACTAACTACTACCCGTAAACCCAAAAATCCAAGATTAATATCAGGAGCATGTAAGCATGTTTGTGGATTTTCAGAACTTCTCCAGACCAGTGGGTATACGTTATGAGTTTTGAGATACAAACTCATCATGGAAAGTTTGTTATGTCGGATAAAACTGCATGGTTAGGTTTCTACAATCAATATGTCAGTTGTGAATATAGAAGCCTAGCCAAGTTATCTAAGTACATAGGGATCAGTATGAAACTTTTAAATAAGATTTTTAAATTTCATAACTTCGTTAAGATGCCTAAGGGGAATAGAAAACAAATAGTATCGTGTACCATGGGTAATCTGGATAAATCTAACATATCGGACTGGGAATTTATAATATCCAAATATACAGAAGGCATGTCTATTGAAACTCTCGGAGAGACGTATGGAGTACCTCCTACAACTTTAGCTAGGATATTAAAATCATTTGATATTAAGATAAGAGACACCGCTGAACGTAATATCCTAGGAGTTAGACATGCAAAAATATCTAATTTAAGAAAATATGGTGTGGAGAGTCTTTCAGGAACTAAAGAAGTTCAGATGAAAGCTAGAGCTACTCTTTTTAAAAATAAGGGAGTATACCATATAACTGAGTTAGATTCATGGAGGGAGGATAGACGAAGATTAAAAATATCTGAACAGATTAGGATAACTAATAAGAAACTAATAGAGCAAGAGTTAAACCTATTATCTGAATATGTAGGAGTTTTTGATAAGGATACCCAAGGAAACTACATAAGATGGCATGTTTATGAGTTTAATTGTTTAAAATGCTCTAATGTATTTAAAGATAGTTTTGATAATTTTCCAAAATGCCCTAAATGCCGTCCATCTCCTAAATCAAAGCCAGAATTAGAGATAAGAGATTATATAGAAAAAATGGGAATACTCGTTGAATGTTCCAGAAGGGATTTGATATCAAATCCTATCACAAGAAGGGGTTTAGAAATTGATATATACCTTCCAGAACTTAAGTTAGCTTTTGAGTACAATGGGTACATATACCATCTAGAAGAGTCTAAATCTACTATAGATGAGAAAAAGAGATGGCGTAACTTTATAAAAAAAGATGGCTATCATGACAATAAAACCGCAATATGCCAGAAAGTTGGGATTAGACTAGTACATCTGTGGGAGAGTAGAAAACAAGATAATATGGATGAGTTAAAGAGGATAGTGGACAAAGAAATAAGGAGTTAATATGGATTCTAGGGGTGATGTATGTCCTGCATGTGGGACTTTAAAAGATAAGACATGTACGTGTTGTAAATGTTGTGGGTTTTGCAGTTAATACAGGAATTAGAATATGTTTGAAAGTATTAAAAAAGAAATAAAAAGAATCATGAATAACTTAGATGAGATGCAAATCACTATAGATAGTATGAAAAGACATAGGGAAGAAACCCAGAAAGTTATGTCTATGCGAGTATCTCCAAGATTATATACAATTTCCTATGAGGATGGCAAATTAAAACGCACTTTTATTTAATAAATGGGGTATGGGTATATGGATTATACAAAAGAACAGATTAAAGATATTATAGGGCAGACAAATATATGGGTTAAAACACGAGAGGGTATATATACGTTAAAGGAAGCATGGGAGTCCTCTATTAAAGCTCAGAAACAGTTAGATAGAGATTTCGAAATAACAGATGACAAGTGGAGGAAGCTAATATGAGTTCAGAGGGGAGTTTTTGTCCGTCATGTGGAGGTACAGGAGTAGTAGATGACGTATGTCCAGAGTGTGAGTTTTCTTTTGCAACAGTTTTAAAGTGTCCTTTCTTAGACGATGAGGGGGTATGTAATAAGAAAGAAACTAAGTGCTCCGTTGATAAGGGTATATCCTTTGAGATATGCGAGATAATGAGAGAATTTTAAAAAAACATAACTTTAAGAGATAAAGAGTCCTGAAAAGGGCTCTTTTTATATTATATTTAGAAATATACAGGAGACCCATTAGATATGAAAAATTTGAATAATAGGGTATTTCAAGATTTAGAGAGAATTCTTAGAGGCCAGACGGGTAAAAACTTGGATATAGGTATTATAACAGCTGAAAATAAAGACGGTAGGCTTCTATCTGATAGAGAGAATAATGAAAGAACCGAAAGACTGTATAGGGATTTAAAAGAAATTCCGCACATTAGGATGTATAGTTTACAAGGTAATTCTAATGGGGTAGATGAGAACTCGTTCTTAGTTACGGGAGTACCTTTAAAAAAATTGGAGCAATTAGCTAGTAACTATGAACAACCTTCATTCATATACGGGAAAGGTAGAGAGGATGATATGTCCTTTCTATATATGTCAGCCATGAACTCTGGAAATGGGCATGTGGATTACGAACCTCAAGGCAGAAGAAGAACTTTTATATTTAAACCAGATGCTAGATCTGACTATAGTAGGTATAAGGGGATTAAGTTTGTAATACCTTTCGGGGATAGTAATTATGCTGGGACGACATGGGACGAACTAACTGAGGAAGACAAAGGAGAGATGTCAGAAGAACAACACATGGAAGATGAGTTAAGTAATGAGCTATCAGAATATCCCGAGGACATTAATTATAAAAAGGAAAATGAACGGATGGAAAAATCACAGATATTAAGAATTAAAAATTTAGTAGAGTCCTTAGTTGTGGATGAGAAAGAGAAAGTCAAGATAAAAGTAAAACATGCAGACCTGTTAGAGATTCCAGAGGATAAGAAATTTTGGCAGATGCCTTTCAAGCATTACACGGATCTAGTAGATTCTAAAGGAAAAGATGGGTATCAAAAGGTTATACGTGCACTAACCAATTTAGAAACTTGGAACGAAAAAGATGATCCTAAGATTTCAAGAGAAGCTAGAAAACTTATAGAGAAATTACACCAGAAATTCAGACCTGATGAAAAATAGATATGTGACAACTAATTTCGGGATACTTGATAAGGAGTCGGTAGAGGACTGGAGGAATTATTATACTTTATACCTTAAAGGGAATTCTACTGAGGAACTATCAGATCAACTAAAGATAAGCAGAAGTCTATTGATTAGAATATTTAGAAATTTAAAGTTCCCCCTAATTGGAAAAGATTATATAAAAACAAATCTTGGGGTTATGGATAAGAGAGATCTGAGTATATGGAAACCTTACCATGTATCCTACATAAATGGGGAGTTTTCCATAAAGGACATAGCTAAGACTTTGGATATAAGTTATTGCTCTTTGAGTCGTATCTTTAAGAGATTTAATTTAAGCATGGTCGAGCCCTCTATAAGGAATACTAGACGAAAGATTAAGATAGATGCTACTATAATGTCTAAATATGGGGTAACTCACATACTACAATCCAAAGATATAAAAAATAAGATAAGGAACACTAACTTAGAAAGAAGAGGTGTAGAGTACCCGTCCCAGTGTAGGAAAGTTAGAGATAAGATAGAGAAGGTTTGTATTAAAAAATACGGAGTCTCTTGTGTTTTAAGGAATAAGTCTATCAAAAGACAAATATCAGATACTTTAAATATAAAGTATGGAGTAAGTTATTGTGGACAAATAGAAACCCACACAAATATACTTAAGGGTAGGGCTTTATTAAGATGGGAGGAATATCTACTAGAAAACGACTATACTTTACTAAGTGAATACTCTGGAAGAATTGAGAAAGAATCTGGAAAGTATGTATGTAATAAGGAGTACTCTTTCAAACATAACCCATGTGGAAACATATTTAAGAGTACCCTCTCCAAAAGTATCATATGTCCACACTGTTGTAGGGGGAATAGGTCAAAAAATGAGATAGATATACACAGTTATATTATATCGTTAGGTTTCGAGGTAGAGACAAATAATTGGAATCTCATAAAGAATCCTGTAACGGGGAGATGTTTTGAGATAGACCTATATATACCTAAATTGAGAATAGCCTTTGAGTATAATGGATGGTATTGGCATAGGGAAGTAGACGAAGCAGATACCATAAATTTAAACATTAAAGACACTAAACCAAATGGATATCATGATTTAAAAACAAGCCTATGTAAGGATGCAGATATCAGACTGTACCACCTCTGGGAAAGTAGGAAGGGTGATAACATAGAAGAGTTAAAACAACAGGTATTTTATATTTTAAATGTATACTTAGACAATAAAGAAGATTAATTAGAGAAAGGAGGTTAAATAGAATGGCTAAAGCTAAAAAACCACAACCAAAACCACAAGCAGCTCCAGTTAAGAAACCAAATAAACCCGTTAAGAAAAAAGGTAAATAACATGTCGTTAAATAGATTAAGGAAGATAATTGAATCTGTACAAGAAGGTAGAAGTCTAGTTAATGAAAATGAAACTACTGAGAAGAACATAAAGGCTTTTATAGAGGGTTCTATTGAGGACTTAGAGAACATGCTTAGAGTACAACGGGATAAAGTAAGCATAGAAGTTATTAGGAGAACTAGAGAAGTCATAGCTGATTTAAAAAAAGCTCTTCAACTCATGGCACATGTATGTGAAGACTACATAGATGAAGACGGAGAAGGGGCTTCATTCGACGGTGGCATAGGAGATTTGGGAGAATTACCTAAAGTTGCCTATGGAAGTGTAGACTCCCGAGGTGGTAGCATGCGATACAAAGATAAAAGCATGATAAAAAAGAAAAAGCGGAAGAAAAAACAAGATTAATATACACATCTTTATATTATAATTATTAAGGGATAGGTTATTTATAGCTCTATCCCACTTTTGTTAATAAAGGAGGCTGCCTTTGAGTATTCTTACAGATCTTTTACAGGTCTTCACGACTATTACCCCAGGCATACTTGACGTGTATATAAATTTATTTGGAGTACCTTGTGACATATTCCATCCAGTAGTAGAGGATAGATTTTTTGACGATCATGCTAAACCTAAATATTTAAAAATACCTAATGAGAGAGATAGGCAAGTATTAATAGTAAACTTCATAAAAAGTAGTGCGTTAAGAGGGAACATGGTTCAATTCGAATCCTTCTTTGGGGATGGGGACGACAGACCTTTTATAATAACACATGAAGCACAACGTCTCCCACCTAGAACTAGGATAGATGCTTATTTCGGCTCCACTAAAATGTCGTTCCAAACTGAGACTGATTACGTCATAACGGGTTGTGAAACCCCAAATGCAGCAGGAAATACTATAATGGTTAAACAAATGTTGAGACCCTTAACTTAACGGAAGAGTATATAAATGTATTTTAAATATATAGTAAATTCATTTTTTAAAGATGTAAAACAGTATTCAGATTTTAATTTTATGGATTTAATGAGTCCTGAGGAAAACGTACTAACAGATAAGTATTACTTCTTTGATGCTGTCTTACAATTTGATGAAAGATTTCGTAAAAGGATGGCTTATAAATCATATGAGGATAGGGAAGATCCCTTTATATGTGCTATGTGGAATATGTCAATAATGTCTCCCATAACTGAGCAATCAAGACAGTTCCAATCATTTAAAACTAGTATGAATACTGGAACAGCAGAAGAATTTACAATTAAAAATGTACAGTGTACTTTTAATGTTGTATGGGTTTCAAACGATCCAGAATATTTGATGTCTTTTGAAGAATATTTCATGGTAAGTTATGATAGAAGTATCACCCTCGATACGACATATGAAGTACCTGTAACTTATCAAGACATGGGAAGTGTGTCTGAAATTAATCAGATCTTAAAAACTTTTAAAGTTGAAGGTGAGTATCATTTTGTAACTATTGGGGATACGGTGTCGATATTTAACTCATTAAATAACAATGGAAGCTATTTAATAACAAACGTATTAATATCTGGAGGAAACACTACATTAACTACTTCTAATTCGATACCTAGTCCAGTGGTTGATGGCACAGCTGTTAAGAATAACGGAGTTTGGGAATTAGATGCTAAAGCATACCTGACTAATATAGCTTTTTCAGAATTTAATAAGTTGGAGCCCTTAGATAGGGGAGAGATGACCTTTTTAACTAGTACTATGGATTTACAATATCCGATACTTATGAATAAAACTAGGACAAATAACGGAGGGACAGGCGGATTACCTAAAAAAATCATAAAACACATCCACTATAAAACTAAAACGGTAGCTGACGTATCCAATGTAACAGCGTCCGACATGACAACCCCATATGAAGAAATAATCATAGAATAAATTGCTAAGATTTATATTATATATAGATGAAACTTAGAGGAGAATATAAGAATGTACGAAGCAAGAATAATCTCTAAAGCTGACTACCCCGTAGTCATAAAGTACAAGGGAGAGTTCAAGGTAGTAAGCCCAAGGGAACAATTTAATGTAGTTAAAAAATCAGACATAGAGGGTGTGTTACCTTCTGAATTAAGAATGGTAAGTTATTAGTTATTAATTAGGAGATATACACATGACAGCTCCAAACATTTTTACAAAAGAAATAGATATATCCACAAGAGTTCCGTCTTCTGCGGGAGATGTTTACGGAGGCATTGTAGTCCGTTCTCCTAAAGGAGAAGTAGGTAAGCCTCTCTTCATGACATCAGATACTGATTTACTAAAGTATCTTACTCCTAATGAGAGGGTCGAAGTAGGGTATGACATGGCATTCTATTCAGCATTGGCTTATCTATCTAAGACAAATAAGTTATGGGTAGTTAGAGCTGACAATGGTTCTACCTATGGTGGAGCTATCATGGGAACAGTTTCTAATACGAGTCTAACATCTGTAAATCTGGGGAATATTTCATACGTAAATACAGGAGCAGGTACTGGATTTTTCTCGATTGCGGGAGACGTTTCTGCAAAATTTAAAATAGGGGATTCTATAAAAATAGAAGGATCTACTGCAAACGACGGTGTGTACACTGTGGCAAGTGCTACTTTTAATACCCCAAATACAGACATAATAGTTAATGAAGAAGTACTGGATGATACTGTAGATGGACATGTTAATAGGAATTCAATAGTCACTCCCACTAATTATGAATTTGAGGTTACAGATGCGTTATTGATAACAGGATCTAACCAAGGTTCATGGGCTAATGACATTCAGATAACCCTATTTACCTATGCAGTAAGCCCAGACATCGTAAAAGAAGAAGGAGCTTTCCAAATAAATGTACTTAAAAAATCAACAGGTGACTTACTAGAAACATTTATTTGTTCAAGAGTAGTTGGGGCTAAAGACGGCTACGGTCAAAATATTTACGTAGAGGATATAGTAACTTCTTCTAACTATATTAACATTATTGATAACGTAGACGTGCCTTCTGATACAGCATTAATTGAACAAACAACTCCATTATCTCTACTAGGAGCTTTGGATGGTGGAACGATATCAGATAGTCATATGCAAACAGCACTATCTAAACTACAAAATAAAAATGAAATACCTCTAACTATTATAATGGACGGGGGCTGGACTACAGTAGCTTATCAAAGGGCTATGGATGCTCTATGTCAAAGTAGAAAAGATTGTGTATCATGTTTATCCACTCCGTATTCAGCAGAAAATAGTTCTACTTATATGACAGATATAGTGGCATATAGAAAGACTGATTTAAACTTAAATAGTTCTTATTCAGCTTTATATACTCCAAATCTTCAGATACAGGATAGGTTTAATTCAAGAAAAATATTCGTATCTCCAGACGGATATGCAGCAGCAGCTATAGCAGAAACGGCTTCTAATTACGAAATATGGTATGCTCCAGCAGGTACTAGAAGAGGCATGCTTAACGTACTAGACGTAAAAAGAAGATTCTCAGAGGGAGAACTTGACTTATTATATGATAATGGAATAAACCCAATTAAATTCCTACATGGAAGGGGTATTGCAATATGGGGTCAGAAAACATTATCATCTAGACCTTCTGCATTAGATAGATTGAATGTAAGACTAATGCTTGTCACGGTAGAACCAGCAGTTTCTGTATTCCTAGAAGATTTCCTATTCGAGTTTAATGATACTCTGACAAGACTTCTTGTCAGATCTGGAATAGAGTCTTACATGGATGGTATAAAATCTAGAAAAGGAGTCTATGCTTATACTGTGGTATGTGACGAGAGTAATAATACGGCTGAGGATATAGATAATAATAAATTAAATGTATTCTTGTATGTACAACCCACAAAAACATCTGAATTTATAACCTTATCCGTCATTATAACAAGAACTGGATTTACGATTACAACTTAGATTAGTTATAGGAGATAAAAATATGTCTGATATCAGACCAAGTATTACAGATGTAGTAGGAATACAGGATTTCGCAGTTCTATACAAGTGGAAAATTGTATTCTCTAAGGTGCCAGCAGGACTGGATAAGTATCTAGGAGGGCTTTTAAATCTATACGCCCTCTCCTCGGAATACCCTAAATTTTCCGAAGAAGAGATAGAGACCACAATGCATGGTAAGAAGGTCTATCAAGCTGGCATGAGAACGTATGATCCAATAACTATAACTTTTATAGAAAATAATAGTGCAATTATACAGAAGTTTATAAAAGCTTGGGCAGCTCTCATAAATACTCCCAACGAAGAAGGTCAAAAAGCTAAGAAAGATTACGTATGCCAGATACAACTTTCCCCGTTAAAGGCTGACGGAGGTAATCTGGCTTCATACAACCTTGTGAATTGTTGGATGCAGACTCACACGATAGGAAACCCAGATGGTAGTGCGAATGAGACTATCAAACCAGAAATTACTTTGAGATTTGATTATTTTGATTAACATTCTAACCTAGTAAGGTAACAATATCTTAATAAAATAGAGAGACAGACTTGTAAAAGAGTCTGTCTCTTGGTATAGTGTTAATATAACAAATATAAGGAATAATCCCATGTTGAATTACGATTATGGATATTATACGGAAGAGCAAGAAGTGTCCTCAAAACATATATATTACTTAGAAAAACTATATGTTTTATACACTAAGCCCATGACATATGCCATTTTATTTGTACTATGTTTAACATGTTTATTAATAAAATCCCCCGTATTTTACGAAATAATCACTAACTTAGGAACAGTCTTTATGTCTATTATATCATTAGTATTCCAGATAGGTTTGGTAATATTAATAATATTATTTATAGTTTGGGTAGACTCTGTATCCCCGAATACTGAAAACTACATTCCAGTATACCGAGATAGATTATCAGATATTTTAAAAAGAGATATAGAGTACCAAGAGAGGCAGATAAAAGAAGCTAAGTATCAAAATGATTTAGAACTATCTCGAGAAAAATTTAGAAAATCCCAAGAACCTCCCAAGTATAGAGTAGACTTTCTAACCTACAACCATGGATGTACTATAACTGAAATAGTACAAGCCCGAAATACTATGGAAGTAAGAGCTAGATACAACTCCGACTCTAGGGTCAGATCACTATTAAGAATATCCTGTGCTTATTAACGAGTATAGGATATTTTATATTATATTTAGGAGTAACTAACTAGGGATTTTAAAATTGGCAAACGGTTTTACATCTAATAATCTCAAAGGCCAATCTATATCTGATATAGGTTCCGTAGCTTGGGGTTTAGGGTTTAATTATCTAGTAACTATTGATAGGATAAAATCACCATTTACGGGGAATGTTGCTCTTGGGAATGTCATACCTTGTTATCAAGTACAAGAGAAGATCCCATTAATGAAGTCTATGCAAGTAAAGTTACCCATGTACGGAAACTTTAATATTCCCATTGGGATAGAGTTACCTACATTAACAGTATCTTTATATGATGACGAGAATTGTATTGTCGAGAAATCTATAAAAGACTGGATAAATGACATATTTTACACGGGAACTTCTATAAGAACCTTAGATGAAAATACCACGAAGCTAACGGTATTTAAACTATCATCAAATAAGAAGATAACACTAATGACGAGTTATGAAGTATACCCAGAAGGGGATTGTCAAGTAACAATGGGTTCCAATATTACATTAAAAGAGTTGAATGTAAATTTCAATGTTGTTTATATATATCCTAGGGAGGATTTTACCGTTTAATTGGGGGAAAAGGGGTTTAAGGGATGGAAAATTCAAGAAAGTATTTACCTAAATATCAAGAAAAATGGCTACCTTCGGGAAACTTGCAATACCCCGATGGAGTTAACATACATTACTATCCTTTTTCTTTTGGAGAAATTCTAAAGATAAATCAATCAAATCTGGATGAGATAGCTATGTATAATATGATGTTAGAAGGTGTTGAAATAATAGGTATGCCAGTAGAGGATTTAACTTTCTACGACGCTTTATACTTAGGGTGGAGACGAAAGACAGCTAGTCTAGGCGTGTCCATGTTAGACATAAAATCATACTGCCCCAACTGTGATACAACCAACATAACTGTTTTTGATTTAACAGAGTTAAAGTATATAGATGTTGAGATGAAGGCGATGCCCGCTAAAACTGTGATATGTGGAGAAGAATTACATTTTGGATTTATTACGATAAAAGACTATATGGAGTTACAATCTAAAGATCTACATAAAGACGTACTAGCTGTGTATGCTAAATCAGTAACCAATAGGAGTTACGAGGAAGCCTATGAGATTATATCCAGTGCTATGGGGAATGACGTAGATAAGTTAGAGACACTTAATAGAATTCTATATCATGGAGTAAAGCCCATAAATGTGACATGTAGAGGTTGTGGTCAAGAGTATGCTATAAGAATAACAGACTCCTCGGAGGTAGAGATTCTCAAACCCTTTCGTGGAGAAGAAGTCATTATACGAGATGAAATTTCTTTTGGCGACTAACGGGGTAGTAGATGCTTGGCATGTTAATGAGCTTCTGTATAGTGAAGTCAGAGTACATTACGGATCTTTAATTAAAAAACTAAAAGAAGAGAATAGATAATGGCTAACGGTCAACCTGAAAATCCGAATATTAAAAACCCATTCTTAGAATTTTCTAAGAACTTTACTAACTTCATGAAATATTCTGAGTCTGTAGACAGAAGTAGGAATGTAAACACGGAAAAACTTATGAAGGAAATGGCTATTCAGTATAAACTCCTGAGGACTGCTTATGAGAAAGGGAATATTACAGCTAAGAAGGGGAAAGAAGAAGACTTATATAATGATAAGGGATTCTTTAAACTTCTTGAGCTCATGGACGGGGTTGACTCTAAGTTAGAGAAGGTTATAGATAAATATTTAAAGGGTAAGAATTTAGTTAAGGGTGAGAAAGTAGACCTATCTAAATTTTTGGAAGGAATGCAGGAATCTCTTAGAGAAACTAAAGAGAAAGTTGGCATTCCTACCAAGGATGTCCTCAATAATTTCAAAACATTATTAAATAGTAGTGATGCTAGTGTGAATTATCAACTAGATCTATTAGACTTTTTAAGGGAATATGCTAAGGAAGATATAGCAGTATCTGAGGATTTAAAAACCCTGATATCCGAAGTTTTGAGATCCAATAAAATATCTGATGAGGATAGGGTCAGGTTAAATCAAGAATTATCAAATACTATAGAGGAATATAGTCGAAATCAGTCCACAGCTTTCTCTCCTTTTGCGAGACTGAGAAGAACCTTAGATACTACTAACCTTACTATGCAAGGTATGGTAACTTCCTTAACGTCTAACCAACAAAGACAAGGTGGAAATCAAGGTGGAAATCAAGGTGGAAATCAAGGTGGAGGAGGGCATGGATTTGCAGAAAGAATACAACGATTTGTTACTGAAAGAACTGGGGAAGCCACTACAGCTTCTGTAAGAAATCTTGCAGTGGGTGCTTCAGAGATGCTACCTGAACCCCTAAAGCCAGTGGCTGCCATAACAGCTTCATCTGCACCTTTAATATCTGAGGCTGTCATGACAGCCTTAACAGCTAATGCAGGTTGGGCTACCTTTAAGAATTTGGGCAGTGCCATAGGACCTCTAGCTAAGACAATGACAGTTCTAAAGGGGGTAGGCATGGTAGCTAAACCACTAGCGTTAGGTTTAGCTGGTATTGAAGGAGTTACAAGAGCTACTGAGGAAATCAATAGGGGTAAGGGGAATGTTTTAGATAAAACTTTAAGTGTTCCTACAAAATTTGCGGAAGGTTTCACATCTTCCATGACTTTAGGACTATCTGATAAACTATTTGGAGCTTTAAAGCCATCTAAAGAATTTCAAAAGAGATTAGAATCTGGTCAAGTTAAAAAAATGTGGGATTTTAATTCAGGTGTTAAAAATAACAAGGCAGATGGCACCAACAACATCTTGGGAGGCATGGGTAATGATACATTAGGGGATGTGATAAAAGAGGAAAATAGAAAAATATACGGTCCTAACTTAGATTTAGGTCAAATTTTTACAAATAGCCTTAAGACTCTTTTTCCTTTTCTAGGTGAGGGTAAATCAACTGAACAAATTAAAATAGACTATGCTAATGAACAAGCTGGACTTGCTAAGAAGGATAAGGAATTCGTGAATACGATTAAAAAGAAAGAAACTTACACTGAGGCAGGGGGGGGAGTAGGTGGATTTCTAGGTGGCTTAGTAGGTAAGAAAAAAGAAGGTGAGAAACTAGGAACGGAAGTAGGAGCTAAGGTATACGATATAGGCAAAACTGGATTTCATAGAGGAAAAGAAATAATAGACCAATACGGGAATAGGAGAGTTTTATCTACGAACCCAGAAGATAAAGCTCAAAGAACTACTTTTGGAAAAAATTCTAGGGGAGAGGACATTACCTCAGGAGACATAGAGAGGGGTAAATTAGCTAAGTCTCTCAACAAGAATAAAGAATTTGAAAGTTTAGGGGGTAAAAGTTCTTGGTATCGTCCTAGTCAGTTTAGTCAAGATATAGCCTACGGTAAAAAAGGAACCTCCACAGTATTAAATGAATTCGCAGGGCAAGGAGCTAAATTTACACTTTCTGGAGCTATGGGTACGTCTGCAAGTAAGCATACTGGAAAAGGTTCTGGAAAAGGTCATGAGTCTGGTTCTAAATTCGATATAGTCCCTAAGACTGGAGAAACTCTTGAAGGTCTTTATGAGAAAGCATTAAAGAATCCAAGATTCTCAGAAGTAAGTATAGAGAATAAGGGAACCGATAACGCACATGTTGACGTTCAGATTGCAAAGTCAGTGTATGAGAATGTTAAGAAAAATGAAGAGTTAGTAGCTAATGCTAAGAAAAAAGAAGTATTAGTAGCTAAAGCAAGACCAGATGTTATAGTAGCCCCCCCTAAAACACCGCCAAAAGAACAGGGAACTAAAATAGCTCCAGCACCTAGTCCAGTAGTAGCGAGTGCTCCTCCAGATAGACAAAAGTCTGAAAGAAAAACAAAGTCGGATCATGCAATGGTAGATATGTATAATGTACACGGAGTTTTAGGATAATGAATATATACGATTCAGTTATAAATAATGAGAGTTTGAGGGTTATGTTAATAATCCCCCCCGAATCTGGAAAATCTCCAGATGAGAAGTCAGCTAAGAACGACTCTGTTATCTATGGGTATCTTGAAAATCCTTTTGAGGTAAATACCTCCTTAGAGTGGTCGGATAAGCTATTTGGAAGAGACTATGCTACAAATTTGAACAAGTTAGTAGGGCAATTAGGGGGAGATATACAAGTCCTCAATATATTAGATACTATGCAAACACCCATAGCAACAAGGATACCCGAATTTAAACTTGAATTTTATGTAATAGCTACTAAAAAAGACGACAATCCTATGAAAAAAGTATTACGTCTTTATGAGTCTACGTTTCCAGAAAGAGTAAGTGTAGGTACAGTGAAATACCACTGGGGGTTTGTTCCAAACGCTCTTGCAGAGTCAGGAGGTAGTTCCCTAACACAGCAACCCACTAAAGGAACAGTTATAGTTACCATAGGTAAATGGTTCAGGGCTATAAATATGATTTTAAAGAACCCAGTTTTAACATACTCAGATACTGTGGGTACTAATGGAAAGCCTCTATGGGTAAAAGTGAGTGTTATAGTAATGCCAAGAAGACTTCCATACGCGGATGAGTTTGCAAGTATGTTTTTAGTTGATTAGATGGAGTTAGTAAATGTTTTACGTTAATTCAGACTACATAAGTAACGAGAAATACGATTTAGGTAAGTTCATGCCTTTCGAGTTAGATAATTTTGACGTACTAAACTCCTACTTTCTAGAGAATTTTATAAAACTCCCCCAAGTTGGAACTTTCACTATAAGTACTGAAGAATACAGACCTGACCTAATATCGTATAAAATATATGAAAATGTATATTACTGGTCTTTAATATTAATGTACAATGACATAATAGACTTAGAAGATTTGATTACAGGAACTTCTTTAAAATACTTTGGGGTTATGGATTTAGAAAATTTATTTTTTAATCTTCGATCATTTGAAAACAAATCTTAAGAGAGGAATACTATGACAATTGAAATAGTGGGACAATATGTATTTTCAGTCTCCATAGGAAAATATAAGGACTTCATACAAGATAGTGATCTCACAGAGTTTGCTTTATTTGAAGAGGCTGGATGCGTGCTACCCTATTTTGACTTAATATTTAAGTTTGCTATACCTGATCTAAGAAACTACTTAGTGGAAGATAACGTGTTGTCTATCACTTTTGGCTCTAGCAGAGACGATATGAGGACACTACCTTTTCGTATAAAAGTTAAGAATATAGTTGAATTTGGTCATGGGGCATGGAGAGCTTCCATAGGAGGAGTCTACGATGCGGTATCCTTTCTAGAAGAGACAGGGACTGAATGTATAAAAGGGGATAGTGGAGAAAATATCTCAGCAACAGAAGCGTTGAGTAAAGTAACTTCTAGATATTTTAAATTTGATACTAATGTTACTAAGGATACAAGTAATCAAAAATGGCTAAGATGTAAAAAAACTACTAGAGATTTTGCTATGGATATGTGGTTACATTCTACACTCAATGATTCATTTCCAGCAGTAGCTATAACCAAAGATGGTAAGTTTCTATTCAAAGACATAGCTAAGTCAGTGTCAGAGGAACCTAAGTGGGTATTTACTGACGTATCAAGTAATTTAAGCAATAGCGTTAAAACATCAGGACATCCAGAAATAATAAATGACTCTGGAATAGTTAGCCTTCTAATTCAGAATAAGAAGAACAATGTATATGACATGGATTCAGGAAGTAAGGATGAATTTACATTTGAAGGTAAATCAATGTTAGCCAACACTGCTATGGTAGAAGAGTCATCGTCTCAACTTAAAGATAGTATAAATTACATTACTAATGGAAATGTACATACTAGTTATTGGAATTCCTATATACATAACTTAGGATTCCTCACACTGTTCTCAGGGGCTAGGGCGATACTATCTTACACTGATAGGCTTATAGATACTATGCAAGTTCTAGACGTAGCTAGTTATCTTCCCACTAAACTTGATAGATCTGGAGAGACTGAAAGTGTATATTCAGGTAAGTACTTAATATCTCAAATAGTCAGGATAATAGGAGCAGGTAGAAATCTTAAGACACATGTAACACTTAGCAGGGAATCATTCAACGAGGTTAGAGATTATATGAGTGAACTGGAATCACAACAACCACAGATGATAACTGAGGATACGGAATACACAGATGCCATGCAGAAACTTCAAGACGCAATTACAAATATCAAAGCTTTCTTTGATATCCTAGGTATTAAGTTAGATATTCCGTCTATGAGAATACTTGCACAAAATTTAATTGATGTATTTAAGGGTATGTTCGGTTACGACGAACAGGGTATTTGGATTAAACAAGATTATCTTAAAACAGTAAAAGAAGCTAATCTTAACGATTCTATACTTAGGCAAATATTCTCATTCCTGTCTGAGCGGGGAGAGACTGTCATATTAGCAGCAGACAGTAGTATAATGACGAGACTTCTTAGTGGGGATTTTAGTGAGTATATTACTAATAGCGTATTAAGAATTCCGAATCTAGGAAATACTGGACTGCTCCCAGATAGTTTTACATCCAGTGTTTTCTCATGGTACTCTTCTGGATTAATAGATGAAGATAATGCTAATACAGGTAATACAGATCTAGACGGCATATTAAAGGATACAGTTACTTACTTAAAGACTACTGGAATCGTATCACAAGTGGACAATTCAATGTCTAGAAGATATTGGGGATGCTTAGATAAGGATATTATAAATGAATTAGATATTAAGAATTTATATAGTGACGAAACTAAGAGAAGATACTTGAATAAAATGATAACAGTTAAGAAGGGTTATATTTATTTAATATATTCTACAAACTTAGGCGAAGCCACCATCAAGATAAACGGAAAAGTATATACTAATTTAGAAATGAAGACTAGAAGTTTAAAATTAGACGGTACATTTAGAAATTATTTCGTATATCGTACTAAGGATCTATTTTCTAGTAAAACGCTAATTGAGGTATTGTGATGTTAGCAAATCCAACAAAATGGCTCAGGGAATCGACTTTGACCAAACCAATAACATACTCTGGAACTATTATAGACAACAATGATCCTCTTAAAATAGGAAGAGTTACTGTAAGAGTTAAAGAGATGTATGGGGGTTATGGAGAAGATCACATATTAGACGAAGACTTACCATGGATAAACCAACAACCCGCTAGTTTTCTAGGAAATAGTATAGAGACTTCATCATTTGCAGTGCCTGAAATAGGAACTGAAGTATCCGTAGAATTTCCCACATCTGACTCATATTTCGGATATTATAAGGGTGGAAGTAATACGATTTTGAATAGAAACGATGCTTTTGATGAGGATTACCCAAACTCCTATGGATTCACAGACAGTACTGGTAATATTTTCAAGGTGAATAAAACTAAAGGCACATGGGAGTTTAAACATCCCTCAGGAAACTATGTCAAGATGAACCAAGATGAGACAATAGACATCTATCAGGCTTCTGGGAACACCTTAAAGATGAATCCAGACGGAACGGTGGATTTAATAACTACAACTCTCAACATAACTGCAACGACTACGAATATATCTGGAGATCTAAACGTAACTGGGATAATAACAACTCCAGACTGTCTATCAAGTGGAAAATCTGGAGCTACTCATACCCATACCGTTCCAGAACACGCAGGTATCTCATCAGCACCTCTATAAAGAAAGGATATTAGAATGTTATACTCAGATATAAATAGTAATAACGCTTATGACAATCCCATAGTGGAGGATCTAGACTCTATAATGCAAAGTGTTACAAATATAATGACATGTACTAAGGGCGAAATGCCATTCCTACCTGAATTTGGGGGTAAAGAAGAAAGTTATATATTTGAAATAGTCGATGTCGTAGGGTCTCTTCTAATGTTTCAATCAATAATAAACAATATTAATGCGTATGAACCACGAGTAACTTTAAACTTAGCACAGTCCTCAGTCACCCCAGACTATGATAATAACTCATACAACGCTGTGATAGCTTTTCAAATAAAAGGAATGACTGGTAATTTTTCAGTGAATAGAGTTATCTAACTATTGACTTTTCTTTATTAGTATGTTATACTATGTATTATTAATAGTATGGAGAATTATGTTGAAGAAAACTGGAACTAACTTTATAATATCAAAGACAGGTCTTATTTATCTCAAAGATAGTATAGAATGTTGGAAACCTGCATATCTAGAATACTTAGATGGAAAATCATTAAAGGTATTGGAAGGGTTACTGGGCATTAGTGAGGGAACTTTTAAAAAGTATTTCTTAAAATTTGGGTTTTCCTTAAGAAACGCAGAAGAGAGTAAAGAACAGAGAGTAAAAACAAATATACTTAAATATGGAGTTCCATATGTGTTACAATCTAAAGAGATTAAAGATAAAGGCATAACTACCAATAGAGAGAAATATGGAACCGACTATGCCTCACAAGCCGAAGAGATTAGAGACAAAATAAAGGATACTAATCTCGAAAGGTATGGATTTTCATCAGCTACCAAATCTGAAAAAGTCAAAGATAAGATAAAGGCTACTTGCATTCATAAATATGGGGTTGAGTATGCTGTTCAGTCTAAAGAATCTGTAGCTAAAAAAGAGTCTACTAATTTAGAAAGGTACGGAGTAATCAACCCGTTCCAATCAGAAGATATTAAGAATAAAATAAAGAAAACTAATCTAGATAAGTATGGATTTTCATCAGCTACCCAATCCGAATTGATAAAAAGTAGGATAAGAAAAACTAATTTAGAGAAATATGGCTGTATTCATGCTCTCCAAACAGAAGAATCCATGAGTAAATTGAGAAGTACAAATATATTTAAATATGGATATCCATACGCTATGCAATCTTCTAAGATAGCCAGTAAAGTAAGAAAATTTAAGAAAGAGTCCGTATTAGAGAGTATTAAAAATAGATTTAATTCGAAGGAATCCGAGTACACGTTATTAGATAGCTATAAAGGCGTATTCTACAACGTAGGTAATAAACTAAAATGGGTTAAATATAGCGTAAAGCATAGGGTATGTGGTTCTGTTTTTAAAAGTGCCATGAAAGCTGATATAAAATGTCCAATATGTTTTCCTCAGATGAGGGGAGAATCTCAGAGTAAAATACAAGAATTTATAAATTCTTTAAATATTGACACTGTAGTTAATGATAGGGGGACTATATATCCCCTAGAGATAGATATTTTAATACCTAAGTTGGGCATTGGATTTGAGTATAACGGGAGTTACTACCATAGTTCTAAGTTTAAGGTATCTAGCTCTTACCACAAAGTAAAAACGGAGTCTTCACTAGCGAAAGAGATTAAGTTATATCATATATGGGAACATGACAACGAAGATATAATAAAGAGCATGATCAGATCAACATTGGGGAGATGTGAGTGTAGGTATCATGCTCGTAAACTTAAAGTTAAAGAAGTAAGCATTAGAGAACGTAGAGACTTCTTTAACAATAATCATCTTCACGGGGATGTAAGTAGTAACTTGGCTTTAGGATTATACGAGGGTTCTAAATTAGTAAGTTGTATATCTTTCAGGAAGTGTAGGGAAATCATTGAGATAGCTAGGTTCGCCACACTCTTAAACTCATCATGTGTAGGAGGATTTTCAAGATTATTAAAAAGTAGTATCCATGAATATAAAATGCAAGGTTATACTAAAATAATAACGTATTGTGATCGAGACTGGACACCTAATTATAAAGATTCAGTATATTTTAAAAATGGTTTTAGATTTATAGGGGATACTGGAGTTCAATTAAAATATTACAATGAACGTAGGGAAGTAGTTAGTAGAGAGAAATATCAGAAACATAAACTTAAAAAAATGTTTCCAAAGTCATATTCAGATACCAAAACAGCAGATCAGATATTGGAAGAAAATAGTATCTATTCAATACATAATAGTGGTAATTGGAAATTCGAAATGGATATTTAGTTGCTAAACACTTATTTTATATTCTATATAGGTAGAATGTAGAATATATAGGGTGTTTTATAATGGCTTTAAAATTAGATAGTTTATCATTTAGCCAAGTACAGTTAAGTTTAACAAATTACTTCAACTCACAGACGGATAGTGGTAAGTGGAAAGATTTCTATGCCAGCTCAACAGGTAGCATATTTATTAGACTTCTTTCTACGTTTGGGAGTTTCATAAGCTATTTAGTCACGGTGGCTAGAAGAGAAGTATATTTATCGTATGCACAGAATCGTACAAGTTTAATAGGGATAGCACAGAACTTAGGATATTCAGTATCTAGGGGTAAAAATGAAGTAGTTCAGTTAGTAATAACTCCAAATATGACTGGACTAATTCCTGCATATACAAGTATAGGTACTGTTAAGAACTATGAAATAGTCACGGTAGAAGGTACTCAACTTAACAAAGGGGTTTCTTCCACTATTAGCGTCTATCTCGGCAACTTAATGAGCGAAAGTATTACAATAGATACAGAAGGATTAAAAATATTTAGATTTATATCTTCTAATGTCAGTGACTATGTGAGATTAAAATTAAATGATATAGTTATTCCGTCATCCATAAACTCTAAAGACCTGTGGAATGACATGTATCTTACTATATCTAATCCATTAGGGGCAGTAGATGTAGCTTATATCCAAGAGGGTGTATATAAGTATAAACCTACCGACATCTTAACTCTGGAGTATATAGAATTATCAAATGTATCTTATAAAATAACCGATCTTATTATTGATAAGGGGACTATAACCTCCGTAAATAAAGTACTATCTTACATAACTCCAGAACCTAATGACAGTATAAGAATAAAAGCACCTTTATGTCATGAAACTCAAGTTCTCGTAAGAGCTAGAAATGACTACTTAAAAGAATTCAAAAACTTAGGATATAACTTTTCAGATACAAATAGTAGGGATTTCACACCTGCCATAGTCGATCTTAGTTATGTAAGGAATGATTATACTATCATGACTTCATCCGAAGAAACTAGCATTGTGAGTCAACTAGATAACATGAGAGCCATGGGAGTTCCTATCCCTATAATAAAGGAACCCGTCCATTTCAAGTTAGAGATAGACTTTGATATAAAAAGAAACTCAAATAGTATTGTGAATATTATAGATGTTGAAGCTGACGTGGCAAGTATTACTGAATCCTATGAAAAGACCATGAGACCTTCCATAGATTTAGAACTTCTTGAAAAGAATATAGATGATTTTTCATACGTTAAGAGAACTAGAATAAGCGTACACGCTACCAATAGGATAAATAGCACAAAGTATAGGTTAGGAGATTTTATAGCTTCTCCTTTGTCAGGTAGTAAGGTGTACATGGCTTATGATTTTATTAGAAACTCTGATACTTTAGAACCTTCTTGGGTGTATACTGATGGAAGTTTAATAGTAGATAATGGATTAGTGTGGCAGTGTATCCCGAGATACGGAAAAAATCCACCTACTTGGTATGCTTCGAGGAGTTATAAACTTGGGGATCTAGTTAGAAGTACTTCAATAGTTGATCCGTCTATAGAGTTTATGTTTGAATGTATAGCTATTCAGAAATATTCAGGTACTATAATACCTAGTTTTACGACAGTACTCCAAGACTTTACTGAGGATAACGGATTGATATGGGTATGTAAGTCTAAGATAGCTAGTGGTTTAGCTTGGACTCCTAGCACTATGTATAATATTGGGGACTCTATATTAGAGGGAGAATTTTCCTATGAAGTAGTCGGATTTAGAGGAACCTCTTCTGGATCACTACCCGTATTTAAGGATATAGAATACTACGAATTAATCTGGGTAGACATTCCTAACTATACTTTTAGAATAGCTGGGGATAAAACACAACATATATTAGTTAACGATACAATACAAGTTCAAGAGTCTACTGGAAATGATGGATATTATACAGTAGTCAGTTCTACCTTTTCGGGAGGAAATACTGACGTGGTAGTTAGTCAAGTTATTCCTTCAAGTGTTATAGATGGAAAACTCTACCTTGAAGATACATTAACTAGAGACGGAGATATTCTTTGGAAATATTTCGATGAGAATGAAGTCTTGTTCAATTATGGCTGGAATAATTATATAAAAATAAAGAATAATGTAATACTGTCTTAGATTTTATATTATATTATATGTAGGGTGTTAGAAGTAGTGGGATTTAGAGAATGTTCAACCATTCAGTAAGACGTTGGATACCACAAAGTTTCTCGGAAAGAGAACTTGTAAAGCAGTTTGCGGATTCCGTAGACTGGCTTTTAAGTGTTGATTATCCGTACTCTGATAAAATGTCAGCTAGGTTTGACTCTGTTAAGAATAAATATAGAAGCATGCAAGATATTCCTTTAGAGGACGTATATGAAATAATAAGTGAATTCGGATATCAACACATGACGGAGATTCTAAACTCAGATGAGGACTCTATAAGAACTTTTCTAGGATTTCTAAACTTTATTCATATGAATAAAGGAACTAGAAAAGGTATGGAATTTGTATTTAGACTTCTAAATATGGATTATGAAGTATCTGAATGGTGGGAGCAGTCCCCTATGGGAGAACAACATACATTCAATATAGACCTATTAAGTTTTTCTCCCAATGATATAAGGGGTTTTGAAGTAATAAATAAGATAATAGATTTCACCAGGAACTATGTATACCCCATACTAAATAATTTAACAATACAATTCGTATTAGATGATCTTTTCTTAAACTGGGCTATAGTGAGTCAACAGGCTGTATATATAACACTACAACCAGATACAGATATTCCATCTACATTAATATGGAATGAGGGAAACTGGAATCAAAAAAATTGGGCTTAATTACAGTAATTAATATAAGATAAAGTTGGAGGAATATAGATATGAGTAGGTATACACCCATACTCACCGAGTTAGGAAGTCAGTTAATTTTAGATAGTTTAGCAAACGGTACCAATATAACATTGAAGTATTTTGCTTGGGGGGATAGTAACGGATTTCAGACTCCTCCTAATCCTATACAGACTGCCTTAAATCATGAAGTGTATAGAAAAGAAATAGACTATGTTTTTCTGGATCCAAACATGATTAACTGGTTAGATGTTCTAACTATAATTCCAAGTGACGTTGGGGGATTTACTGTAAGAGAAGTTGGGATATTTACTCAAGATGGTAGTCTGTTCGCAGTAGCGGAACACCCTGAATTTTATAAGTCAATACCTATCGATGGAACCACCATAGAATTTAAAGAAAAATTTATAATTAAGATAGGAAACCTTACAGAGGTAAATATAACCCTGAATCCTATGTCGACTCTGGATGCTACCAGCATAGGCAACGGTTCTGTAAGTAATGAAGAGTTCCAGTGTCTTGACGGAGTAACTTCACCTATCCAACCCCAGTTAGACGGTAAAGTTAATAGAGTCGGAGATACCATGACTGGAAATTTAACCATTCCAGAAGGTACTTTAAGTGGACATGCTGTGAATAAGGGACAATTAGACGCAAAAGTTGATAGAGCTGGAGATACCATGACTGGAAATTTAACTATTCCAGATGGTACTTTAAGCGGGCATGCTGTGAATCTAGGTCAATTGGGGAGTATACTTGAGGCAAAACTACCCCCAACTTTCTTGTCAGGATTAACATTATCTAATAGTAATTCTTCAGGAGCGACTGAGATAATAGCTGTAGGTACTACTTCTAATACAGCTTATAGATCCCTTGATAATGGAGCTACATGGGACCTCGGAGTTCCAATACCTACCGAAATAAGTAATTCAGCAGTAGATAGTATAACTCAGTTAATGAATGGGGACCTACTAGCTACTGGAAACGTCACACAGTTAATATATAGATCTACAGATAGGGGATACACTTGGACAAGTGGTACAAAAGTAGACCCTTCAGTAGTTATCTCATTAAGGGGAATTACTCAACTTACTAACGGGGATGTACTAGCCACAGGATTCACATCTAATAAAGTGTACAGATCCATCGATAATGGAGTTACATGGGACCCTGGAGTTTTAGTAAGAACTGGGGCGGGTCTTCAGAATATAACTCAACTAGCTAACGGATACATACTCGCTACAGGGGATACAACTAAAAAAGTTTATACTTCTAAGGATAATGGAGTAACATGGGGTGACGGGGTACTAGTACCGAGTGCTACATCATTATCCAACATAGTTCAATCAAAAGACGGTCCTATCCTAGTTTTAGCGAGGAATGATCGTAAAATATATAAATCTACGGATGTGGGAAATCTAGGAACTACCTGGGATCCTGGAACTTCAATACCCGTACCTGTTGGTACTAGCTTACACGGGTTATGCAAAACAATAACTGGAGACATACTAGTCTCTGGAAATGGAAATAAAATATTTAGATCCCTATACCCTAGTAACGGAGCTGATTGGGATGCTGGAACTTTTATAGCGACTGGAGCTAGTGTTACAGGCTTAGTACAGGTAAGAACATCTGGAGATATATTAGCTACAGGATACCAATCTGACAGTATCCATAGATCAAGCGATCAAGGACTTAACTGGGATTCTGGCTCTTTAGTGGAATATGGATCAGGATTAGATAGCATGGTACAACTAGCCAGTAGTGAGCTACTTGTAACAGGTAATACTTCTAATAAAGTATATAAATCCATCGATAAAGGAGATACATGGGACTCGGGAGTTCTCATAACAGATGCCTCTAGTATCGGGGATATTACTCAGTTAGTAAATGGAAGTATTCTAGTAACTGATAGAGTAACAGATAAAGTATATAAATCCATCGATAAAGGAGATACATGGGACTCAGGGGTTTTAATAGAAAATTTAATAGCCGTAACTCCAAACACGCAAGTTTCTGGATCGAATAGCTATAATTTTAGCATAAATGGAGATGTTACATCCCAAATACCAGACCACTCCACAGTTAAGATGCAAGGAGGTTCTGGAATAGAATATGTAGTGAGTGCTACTTATGATGGCATAAACGATATCACTAACATATTTAGAGATGATAGTCTCGAGATAGACCCTATTGATAGAGCCTTATATGCTGGAGGGACACTACTTAAAAAGTCTACAAGTAACTCTATTCGAGGAATACTCCAAACATCTAACGGAAGTATACTAGTTACTGGAGAAGACTCAGGTAAAGTATACAAGTCGTTTGATAACGGGGCTACATGGGATATTGGAACTTTAATTGATTCTGGAGCAGGTATATGCGACATCATACAAACAGCTAATGGAAGTATAAGGGTACTCGGATATACTTCAAATAAAGTGTACACGTCTACAGACAACGGGAATACATGGGACTCTGGAGTTTTAGTGGCTAGTGGGGCAGGGCTTATAGGGATAATTCAGACAGATTATGGAGATTTAGTAGTTACAGGAGCATTATCTAAAAAAGTATATAGGTCTAGGAATAACGGACTCAACTGGAGTAGTGGAGTTTCTTCTTATGTAAATCCTCGCCCAATATCAGTTAATGTTTTAACCAACGGAGATGTAGCTGTATGTGGTTACAGTTCTGATAGGATATACCTGTCTGAGGATAATGGATCCACTTGGGATAGTGGTTCTTTAGTATCCAATGGAACAGGACTAATGTCAGTTATTCAGTTAGCCAATGGAGACCTCCTTGCAACTAATGAAATGTCAAATAGGGTATTTAAGTCTACAGACTATGGAGTTACTTGGGATACTGGGATTGTAGTAGCTTCTGGATTCTTTTTAGACGGAATAATACAACTAAGCAATGGAAGTATACTAGCAGTAGCCCATAATAATGATAAGGTCTATAAGTCCATAGATAATGGAGCTACATGGAATACTGGAACTGTCATATCCACAGGAGCTGGAATACGTAATTTAGTTCAGTCAACAATTGGGATATCTTCGGGACGTATATTTGCTACGGGAGAGCATACTAACAAAGTATACATGTCTACAGATAATGGAGTAACATGGAATGGCGGTGGAGGTAGTGGAAATCCTTGGCTTACTGGGATATTAGTATCTGCTGGGGCAGGTATTTTTGGAATAACTGAGGATACTAACGGAAACTTGTTAGTTACGGGAAGTACTTCCCACAAAGTATACAAGTCCACCGACGATGGACTAACATGGAATGGAGGGAATGTATCTCCATGGCAAACAGGAATTCTGATAGGGGATAGTGCTACGGGCATAACCCAAATAACAAATGGAGATATTCTAGTAGCTGGAAATTCTTCGAATAGGATATACAGGTCTACTAATGGTGGGGAGAGTTGGGACGCAGGGAGCTTCTCCTATGAGAATTTCAGCTTAGGTGATGTAATGCAACTATCCGTAGATTCTGGAGTAGGGATAGACATATCCGCAGGTAAAGCCAGATCTGATGATGACACGGCTAATATCGAATTTACAAGTTTATCTTCATCTTTTAAAACATTAGATAGCCTTTTTATAGAAGGTACTGGGAATGGCGGATTGGATGAAGGGGTAAAAACAATAAACACTTGGTATCATGTATATGTTATCTCTAAACTAGACGGTACTAGTGATATATTATTTTCTCAAAACGCAGTATCTCCCATAATGCCTACAGACTTTGTATACCAAAGAAGGGTTGGAAGTATTCTTACAGACTTATACGGTGGAATAGTAAAATTTCAACAGAGGGGGGACAAGTTTTATTACTTAAACCCTAGAACCGATTATTATTCAGGAACTCCTGGAACTCCTTCTGGATCTTGGACACTTTTACCCCTAGGAACTCCATACGGAGTTCGTTGTGAAGCCCTCATGAACATTTCTATTGTAGGAGGAGCTCCTGGGAATGGATTAGAAGCTCTTATATATGTAAAACCTACATTTATGAATACTCCGCAGCATTTTGTAGGAATATACCCAAGAGCAGACGGTGGAGGAGATTATGTAGGAAGTAGAGATAGTAGTGGTATTTCTATATTTACGGATACAGCATCTAGAATACATAGAAAAGAGACTACAGCTGGGCAAACTTGGGCTACTTTTGAATATGATACCTATGGTTGGATTGATACTAGGGGAAAAAATTAAATAGAGGAGAAAATATATATGAATGTTAATAGATCATGTCGAATACTTGACAAAAGAACTGGAGCTAACTATTTCGGAATGATAGATACTGAATTTGAAGGTTTAGATTTCTACCATTTAGTAGAGATTTCAAATAATGGTAAAAACTATGCCTTTAAGAACGGCATGATCGTAGAGAGTGTTTTAGACATGCCCGCAATAAGACAGCAAGGGATAGACTATCTAACAAAGAGGGTACTAGAACATAAGGCTGTAGAATTTATAATTCCTATAAATACAGCAGATAATAAAGTTATAAACATAGCTACTGATTTAAAGGATACTACCCTAGGTCAATGGCTTATTGTAAAGAATAAAATACCTAAAGACTTAAAAGATGTAGATGGGAATGTTATAGCTACTAATGTAAGATATGTACAAGTGTTAAATAAAGATACACTTATGCAAGAGTTCGTACCATTAACAGAGGAAGAGATATTAAGACTTAATACATTCTTAACAAACTCGGTTGATGTGCTAACTTGTACTATAATAAACTTAACTAATTCAATACTGACAGCTCCAGATGAATTAGTAGCTAGGGTCTATAATATGACTGATGCAGAGAAAGAAGCACACATACTATATCTTATAGAAGTCAATACACCTACTTTTTAGAACTTCCCTCCAACACCCTTCTTTGAGCTTCATGAAAATGAGGCTCTTTTTTTATTGCAAGACTATTGACTTTATAATAGACATGTGTTATAGTAATAATGTGTTTCAAAAATTTGTCATTTGTATCCTCCCTTAAATAAGGAGGATTTTTTTTATCCTATTGACATAGTAATTAATATATGCTATAATGATACTATAGGTATTGACGAGTACTTTGTCTCCTAGTCAACTCTACTTACATAACTCTCTCCTGACGAGGGGAGTTTTTCTCTATATATTGACTTTAAGGTTTAAGTATGATAATATATTGTTATGTCACAGTAAAAGGAGTATAACTATGTTTTTCCCAGAGATAATTTTAGAAGAGGAAGACATTCAATATCTGTTACAAGAAGATGTATTTCAAGGTAGACTGTTAGATAAGGAGAGTGGAACTAGCTATTATAGATTAAATCCTAGAAAGTTTGATCGTCTTATAGATATAGTCTATGACAGTAATCTTTTTGGGGATTCTGATAAGAACATGATAGAGTTCAACTTAAGAACAGTTGTTAAAATATTCACGAGTATTATCCAAAGAAAGGATAGTCTCATGATAACTAATGCCATCCTGAGTTACTATCTTATAAATAAGGAGAATGCCATGACTCTCATGACATATCTAAGGGGTGACTTAAAGGATGGGGAATAAAGATTTATTGATACTTATAGACTACTCTTGGCTACTGAATCGTTGTCATTGGGGGTATTCAAAACATCCGTCTTGTCATATTAACATAGAAGGTGAGAAAGTTTACATAGGTTCCATACTGGGACTATCCTTATTTACTGAAAAAGTATCTAAGAAATATCCAGAAGCTAAGATAGTATTTATCATGGACGGAAAGTGTACTAAGAAAACATTAAACGAAGACTACAAAGCTGGGAGGGTTAAGAAGGAAGATGTCCATGTTAATGATAAGGAGATAATTAACATACTAAGTAACGTACCTAAAGTATATTTTGCTATCAATGATAAACAGGAGGCTGATGATCTTATTGCAAGCATGGCATATAAATTTAAAGATACATTTAAGGAAGTTATCATACACTCAGGGGATTGTGATTTCTGGCAATTGAGTGATACTTTTACAGTATCGAAAGAGTATGAAAAAGGATTTAAGAAAATAAAACCTATAGATGTTTTAAATAAGTTTGGAGTTGATACCCAATCCCTACTAGCCTTTAGGGTACTGGATGGCGACTCATCTGACAATTTACCTAAACCCGTATCTAGGGTAAAAACTGAGTTTAAAGTAGAGATATCGGATAAATGGAAAGACGATTTGACTATTGATAACTTTACTGAAATAATGTATTCTTATAGAGGGACTCCAAATGAGAAGATAGCAGATAAGTATCTAGAAGCCATCGATACAGTAGAGACAAACTTATTGATTATGGATTTGAAAAAATATTCTAATCCAGAACTTCAGCTAAGTTATAACATGACTCGGATTAAAAATCCAGATAGATCTTTGATATCCTACTATAAGCTCTCACAGTTAGAAGGCTACATGTACGATTTAAGTAGAAAAAAGGAGACTAGTATTGGTTAATATAGGTTTATACTCCCCTTCAATGCAATCTGGGAAAACTACTACGGCAGACTATCTTATGGCTTTTTACGGATATAAGAGAATAGTATTAGCTAAGACTCTTAAAAAAATGACAGAGGCTTTCATAAGAGGGCTAGGATATAGCGAAGATATGATTCAGAGAATGGTTTACGGAGATTTAAAAGAAACAGTTATACTCGAGATAGGAAAGACTCCTAGGTATCTACAACAAACGATCGGAACTCAGTGGGGGCGGGCTTATATAGGGGATTCAGTGTGGTTGGATATAGGTACTAACAATCTGGATAAAAATATAAATCATATTTGTGAGGATGTTAGATTCCTAAACGAAGCAGATACTTTTAGAGAAAAAGGATTTAAGCTTATAAAGATAGTAAGACCTAGTGCTGTAATCACAGAAGAACATGAGTCAGAAGGCAAACTAAATGATTACCCATGGGACTACACTATCATAAATGATGGAACGATTGAAGATTTTTATGGTAAGATAGATAGAATAATGAAGGAGATTACAAATGAAAATCAATAACAACAACTTAGGTGAAAGAAGTTTAGCTCAAAGTAATGAAGTACTTTTAGAGCATTATACTAAAATAAGAGATTTGGATCCTATTAGGTTGGTAGAGTATGGGTACAAGACTTATATATTTTATAAACGTGGAATAACTACTTACGGATATATGCACCTAGAAGGCAATCGAATTCAAGAGAGTTTTAAAATAGGGAAGAAGGATGTGCACACTAAAGGTATGACATCTAGTAGTCCTAGAAATGTAACTGAATGATATGAAGATGTCTTGAGGAGATTGACTGAACTTAAGTTACAGGAGTTTAGGAATGGATAGGGATGGAATAGAGCTTAATTATCTAAGAAAGAAATTAAGCATGCTCGAAGAAGAACTTAGACTTAAAGAAAAAGATTCAAAGAGAGTATTCAACAAGATACAAGAGTTGATAATGGAGATAGTAGGGAGGTAGTCAATCTTTGGTAAATAAAAAAGAAAAGTGTATAATAGTAGACTTTGATGGTACTTTGAGTGACTATAAATCTCGTGCTAAATGGAGAGATATTAATTTTCAAAAGTATATAGATCTCAGCTATACAGACGTGCCTAATAAACCTGTGTTAGAAATCATGGAGAAATTCATGCTTAGTCATAGGATAGTTATACTTTCAGCCCGTCCTGAGTCAGCAAGGCAGGAGACAGAAGACTGGTTAGTTAGATATAGAATATACTATGACAAACTCATTCTTAAGAAGACAGGAGACGATCGAGAAGATAGTGTAATAAAACTGGAACTAATTCAAAAAAGTATAATCCCAAACTTCGACATACTCTTTGCCATTGAAGATAGGATCTCAGTAGTCAATTTATTCAGAGAGAATGGCATATTTACCCTACATTGTGGAGAGGGATACTAGAAAGAATGAGAATAGAATGTTAAAGTTAATAGATAGTATCACACTAAGAGACTATCAAGAGGACGCTATAAACTTCTCTACGAGTAGACCTGCATCCCTGATAAGCTTGTCTACAGGCACTGGAAAATCAATCTGTTTTATAAAATCCGCAATAGATTTGTTGAATAGGGGAGATGTTAAGAAAGCAATTGTATTTGGAACAAAGTCATCATGCCTAGAACTACATGATGAAATGCAAAGTAAAATAGAGTATGACGATGGAAGCTCATTTAAGCCTCTTCTAATATCTAGTGACGAGAGTCTTGAAGGTTTCTTTACAAATCCTGAGGAAGATGTTGCAATCATACAATATGAGAAGTTAACCTCTTTAGATTTGAGGACGTTGTTTAAAGGATTGAATAAATATCCCACAGCAGTCTACTGTGATGAATCACAACGTCTAAAAACGCCTACTGCGATGCTTACAAAGTGTTTTGTAGCTATAAGAAAACCTATAAAATATTTAACATTCTTAACAGCTACCCCCATTATGTCAAAATTAATTGATTTATTCTATCAAGTTCAGATACTTGACTCTAAAATCTTTAAGAATAGAACAGTATTTTCCTCAACATTTATAGAAGAGAAGATGGTTAAAAATTGGAAAACTGGAAGACAGTACCCCGAGATAGTAGGGTACAAAAATTTAGAGCTCATGCGTGAGAAGATAAAACCCATATGTTTTGACTACTACCCTAAACAGGATACTGAGTACCTTGTCCATAAGTGTACTTTAAGTAATCCAAATGACTACATGACAGCTTCAGAAGGATTACTTAACTCAAAGGATGCTAAAACACACGGAGCAAGATTAGTAGATTTACAACATACTGTAGATAAAGATAGGTCGAAGATTAAACTATACTTAGAAACTATAAAACCCTATCTTAAGACAGGACTTTTAACGTACGTACATTACCATGAAACTATGGACATGTTATCTAAGATATTTGATAAGTTGAATATAGATCATAGGAAGATAAATGGAACTGTTAGTACAAAGGAAAGACGTGAGATTAAAGAATGGTTTAACTCCGACCCTTCCAATAAAGTATTACTGATAAGTGCAGCAGGCTCGACCTCACTTAATTTGCAGAGCGTGAATAACTTATTTTTCTATAACGTACCTCAAGGAATTGGAGCATTTTTACAAGCTAGGGGACGCATAGTCCGTTTGTTTAGCAAGCATCCTAATTTTAAGATACATTTTATAACAACTGAAATAGAACTAGGCGGGAAGTTAGTAGGAACAGTAGATGCCTACAAATATGAACTGGTATCCTCCTATAAACAACTCACAAACACGATACTTGAGGCTGATGAAATCCCAGAAGGCGACCTCAAAAGTTTTAACAAAAATTTAATGGACAAAATTAGGAAGGCTAATCTTTGGGATGCTGGAACTAAGGGTAAGAAAGCTTTCAAAGGATTTGAGTAGAAATAACTTAAAGCACTTGACTTATTAAGATACGTATGTTATAATTCCTTACATAGGAGAAGGTAAATATGAATAATAACAGAAAGCTTAGAGAGACACCCGAAAATTATAAGATTAAAAGTTGTAGGGGCATATTAAAGCCTTATGATAAATTTATGGGTAAGATAACCCTTGAAGAATTTAATAAGTTCAAAGAAGCCATCCCTAAGATAGATAATTTTATAATATACGGAAACGCCGATACACTTAATAAAGCAGGGATGCATATTATAAATCTTTGGTCAGGTTGTAGTAGAGAACCTTTGAAATATACATTCGAGCAATTAGCAGAAGGTCTATTTTCTAAGAAATACGAGATATCAAGTGGTTTTTCAAATCCTCTACATCCTCTATTACTTATCTACGTGAACTTAAACACTTCTCATTTGGGAAATGATAAACACATGACTTCAGTATTCCATAATAGATATGCAAATGGAAACAAAACAATAGTCCTCTGTGAGTTAAGAAATGCCTTGCCTTTTGTAAGAACTATCCCTTTTATGAAAGCTATTGATCTTTTCGAGGATAGTCCAAATACCGTAAGAAACGAGGATATGTCTTTAGAAACAAAAGAAGTATCCTTAGAAACTAGAACAACCTCGACTCAAGGTGATGGGTTTGTGCATGATGCATGATGATTATTAGTTATTTATAAGGGTATATTAATATATGAGTAATTTAGATAATAGAATATTTAATGCAGAAGAGCTTACTAAACTAGCTACTTTAGTTCTATCTAGTTTAGATAAAGTACACTCTCTTGATTCTATAAAAGAAACTATCACTTTGTTAGATTCTTCGCCTATTACATGGATGAGGGTTATCTTTGAAGACGCTATTTCTTTTCATAAAGAAGAAGGCAGGTTTCCAGATGCAGTTTACTTAGAAGCCAAACATCCGAATAAATTTTATGATCCAGAAATGCCCTATAGCCCTGATATATTTATACAGCTTACGAACCAGCTTAAGAAACATAAACAACTTAAACAAATAATGGAGGCTATTAATAATCAGGATTTAGACGCAGTTCAGGATATTGTATCAGGAAACATAAAATGTAGAAATAAAAACCCTATAACAATAGACAGCGTTATATCTGGATATGCAGCAGCTAAACTAGCTCCTAAGGGCTTAAAGTTTGGAATACCTGACTTGGATAGGTATACTAAGGGGCTAGACTACGGAACCTTAAATGTAGTAGCAGCACCTGTCGGAAGATTTAAAACTACATTTGCCCTGTCTATAGCTTACCGTGCTGCCGTAAAAGAAGGCAAAAAGGTACTGTATATAACCTTAGAAGTAACTACAATGAGGATATTTTATAATTTGATTGCTAGACATGCTCATGAGATAGGTTATGATATAAAAGCAAGCCATATAAAGAAAACAATACTAACCCCAAAACAGGAGATACAATTAGAAAAGGCAGTTAAGGATTGGAAATCTAATGCTAAGGGTCAGATAACTGTTGTAGGTAGTGAAGATTTAGAGGAATGCACTCCTGCATACCTAGAGGCATTTATCCAAAAAAAGAAAGAGGAGATGGGTGGAGAACTAGATCTAGTGGTTATCGATTATATAAATCTCTTTAAGAACAGAATTCCTCCTTCATTAAAACTAGATCAATACTCCGCACTTAACCATTACATTCAGTTTTTTACAGATTTGAGTATTCGGATGAATTTTATCTTGTTAATGTTATGTCAGGTTAGCAGGGCGGGAACTGAATTGTTAGAGAAACAAGGTGAGCAGGATGGGGGTAAAAAGTTAGCAAGTACTACCTATTTTGCAGAGGCTAACGAGATAGAAAGGTCTGCATCTGTAGCTTTGATACTGTATGCATCAAAAGCTCAGAAAAATGCAGGAAATGTTGACATATTTATAGTTAAAAATAGAGATGGAGACACTCCTGAGAATCCTATAAATACAATAGTACTACCTGAGTATTTCTCAGTAGGTGTAGCCAAAAGCCAATTCCCAGAGATGGGAAATCCAGAAGCAATGGCAGAACTAATAACTAATCCAGCATCTTCTAAAACAACGGAAGAAATTATGGAAGAAGAACAGGATGCTGAGAACGTAGATGAGGAATACGATATGGATTTCGGCAGTATGGATTTTGAAGACTAGTGTGTAATAATGAAATAGGTAAATTAGATAAAAGACAGCTTAAAACTTTAATAGAAAGGCTGGTACCCTTTGAAGAGTTAACAGATGTTCATACGGGAAGACCTATAGATATTAAATTAGGTACTTGTTTTTGCTTATTTCATGATAATAAAAATAGTCCCGCAGCTAAATGGTTCCATGATGAGGATGGAATAACTAGATTACAGTGTTGGAGTTGTAATAAACAATTTACATCCTATGACTACATTACAAAAATACAAGGACAAGACCCTTTGAAAATCATAGGCATGCAATTCACCGAGAAAGAGTTAAAAGATATCCTAAAGATACTCAGAGATACTGGAAGTTTCGATAAACATATAGATGATTTTTCAAAAGAAATTCATAATAAGTGGGTAGATAGTGATGAAGACTTATCTACATTTTTAGATGATCTGTATTTTGGGTATACGGTCAAAGAGGTTAGAGAGGAGATTAAATAATGGCATTAGATAATAAACTAGGGTATACTCACTTCTTTAGTGGACAAGTGCCTTTAGATTGGAATTGGGAGAGTAAGGCTAAGTTTAACCTCGTAACTAACGTACTCGAGTTACATCAGATACTCTCAGAAAATAAAGGTAAGACAATGGCTGTGGATACCGAAACGACTGGATTGGATCTAGGCATGGACAAGGTAGTTGGATTTTCATTCTCTTTTGATGAATGGAAAGGTTACTATGTTCCTATAAGACATGAAGAGGTTAGTCGGATAGAAACTGAAGTGCCTAAGATAGATAAAGAGGGTAACAAGGTTTTATACAAGAAAACGGGACTTCCTCAGATGAAGAAGATAACTCTTGAAGAGTACACTCCTTACAATTGCAATCTTGATCCTAAGGTAGCCTTAGATTTAATATATGAAACCATGCTCAACGCCAAGCTTGTTTTAATGCACAATGCTATTTTTGACAGCATGATGATAAAAAAAGAAGATTACGACATGTCAAAGATTAACTTATTTGATACTATGGTTTTGACCTATAATTCAGATACTAACGCCTCAGGTCAATTTGGTCTGAAACCTGCTTCTGAACTCTTCCTAGGCAGAAGAGCCCAGAAGTTCAAAGAGGTATTAGGAAAGTCTAAAACTTTTCAATATATAAACCCAACAGATTGCTTTGAGTATGCATGTTCGGATGCAATAAATACTTACGGACTGTTTAAAAAATTGTATCCTATGCTTAGAGCAGAAGGATGTGAAAGCATTCTTAAAATGGACAATGCTTTAGTTAAGTCTTTTATAAATTACTATACCTCAGTTCCTATTTATATCGATAAGAAGATAATGAGAGAATATGAGGAAGAGATTTTAAGAAGAAAAAAAGATCTTGAGATGTCTATCTACAAGGCGGTAGGATACCCTTTTAACATAGCTTCAAAATCTAACGAACTAGTAAAAGCGTTAGAAAGTATGGGGATAGATACAGGAGTAAAAACTGATGGAGGTAAGATGAGTACCTCCAAGGATTCCCTACTTGCAATATCAGATAAACATCCCATAGCAAAAGAACTTATAGAGTTAAGCGGTCTTGAGAAAGCTTTAAACACTTATATACATAAACTAGCCAATGCCAACTCAGTGTCCGATGAGAATCCAGATGTAGGGATGTGTAGGGTAAACTATAAACTCTTCGGCACAGCCTCAGGAAGGCTTGCATCTGGAGGCGGAGCTAAGTCTAAGGTATTGGAGGATGATTACTTTATCAATTTGAATATTCAAAATCTGACCAAACCCAAACCAGCCATGTATAATGCTGTAAAAATATCTGATGATTTTAGAGAAGGTATTTTAGGTTATAGATTTGATCTATTAGGAAAACCAGGAAGTAATGAAGTCAAAGAATTCATTACTAATAATAAAGATGCTTATATTATAGAAGGATTCTCCCCAGAGATCAATGTACGAAAAGCTATAAGAGTTAAAGATGATACTGAACTTATTGCCTCATTAGATTACAATGGGGAAGAGTTAAAGATCGCAGGGATATTATCAGGAGAGCCTAATTTTATAGAACCTTTCAGATTAGGTTTAGATGTTCACACAGAAATGGCTAAGAAGTTATTTGGAGAAGCTAACTATAATAAAGAGAAGAGAAAAGCAGCAAAAGTTTGTTTGGGGGATAACTCATTTGTTTTAACAAATAGAGGCTTGGTTAGACCTTACTCATTATTAAGCACGGATAAAATAATAGATAGGTTTGAGAGAGAACAGGATTTTATTTATGCAGAGGATTTTTCGGATACTATTGAAGTGTTATATGATTCAGGCATAGTTGAGGAGTACAAGACAGATCACCCTGTCTTAACATGGGATGGAGATAAGACATCTTGGAAAAAAGTGGGAGATTTAACAGGTTTAGATCAAGTGTTAACTAGAACAAATATACATAAAGGCAGTAGAACATCAAAAATAGTGAATCTTAAAGAGTACTATAAAAGAAAATTTAAGAACATGAAGGATACTTTAATAGATATGGCTACTCCAGAATTTGCATACATAGCTGGACTCTATTTAGGGGACGGGAGCATAGACTATAGTAACAAAGAAGATCATTATGTGGGAGTTACTTTAGGATGCTCGGATAAAGTATTAACTAGAGTATTACCTTACCTAAGTAGCTTGGGACTTGGAAAATTAACTCCCTACAAAGTTGGTAAGAACAAAGTACTAAATATATTAAAACTTAATAATAGACCTCTAGCAGAAGTGTTTGAAATTAATTTTGGCAGGAAGGAATCTAAAAAGATACCTGATTGGATATACACCCACTGGGATTCTGGATGTCTTACTAACTTTATTTCAGGTCTACTAGATTCAGATGGAACCCGAAAAGGGAATAGATTATTCTTTGGGAATAAGAACATGAATATCATAAATAACTTTGCACTAACATGTTCTTTATTAGGAATAAAAACTAGGTATATAAAAGAAACACCTAAGTACAAAGGAATTCCGTTCGATTTTCACACTCTTGTATTATATGAAATAGGAGACGTTAACCTAAATTTATCAAATGATTACAAGAATGTAACTAAGTCCAAGTACACTAATATAAGTTGGAATTGTACAAGTAAACTTGCTGATATTTTACATAGTAAAGTATTTTCTATTCCTAAAACATCAAAGACTATTAGAGATAACATCTATAACATTAAGAAAAAGGGATGCGGGCTTACAAGAAATGTACTAACTGAATTAGAATCGCTAGGGATAATCCTTGACATTAGTGGAGATTACCAACCCTCAAAAGTTATATCCAAAAAGATGGGTAATGGTAGAATACACGCAATTCAGACTACACACAGGGAGTACGTAAGTTCTTGTATAGTTAGTCATAATTGTAACTTTGGGATGTTATACGGGGGAAGCCCGAATGTATTAAGGGCTGTAGCTGCTTCACAGGGGTTAATACTTTCAGAGAAAGAGTCTAAGGAATTATTTAATAAGTGGTGGAGAGCTAACTCAATCTTAAAATCATGGATACAGACTAACTTAGACTTAATCAAAGAAAATAACTTCACCGTTAAGGATATGTTTGGCCGACCAAGGAGAGTAAAATCATATCTTTGCTCAGAGGAGAAGGGAGTGTATAATTTTGGTTGTCGTAGTATCCCGTCGCATCAAATTCAAGGTTCTGGGTCTTCAATAATCCGTAGACTAACTATAAATTTGGAGAAAAAAGTATTTAGCAACCCAGTTTATAAAGATAGAGCAAGGTTTATATCAGAAGTTCACGATGAAATGAATGTAGCTTTTAAGAAAGAAAATATAATAGATGATGTTAGGATGTTAGAAGATGAGATGATATATAAACCTAAAGGATCTCCAATTCCCATAGATTGTAGTATAGAGTTGGGTAACAATTTAGGAGAACTGTTTGGATTTGTGTGGGAAACATCTGAGAGATTGAAATTAATACCTAAGAGAGCTTGAGTTTGTAACAAAATGTTGCAATGTGTAAAGATATATGTTATAATAATAGCAAAGACTACTATTTATTAATAAAGGAGAGGGCATGGGTAAGTCAGAGAATAAGAAACTAAAAATTAACGAAGAGATTAGCAACTTTCTACTTTGGAGAGAAACGAATTGTCCAGAGTTAAACTTTAAAAAATGTTGGGATAAAATACGGAAGATGAGGGATCACTATTGTCAAGGATTGCATGCATTCGATGATAAATGTCCATCTTGGGTCTTTGAATTTGGATACAGTTCTCTTTACAATGAGATGGTAGCTAGAGGGCTTACAGGTAAGGGTAAGAAATCAAAGGTAGTAGAACAGGAATCTGAAATAGGTCAATACATGTCTGAGGGAAACTGCACACTTCATTCATGGGAAGAAGCAGATGCCGAGGTAATCCTTGCCAATACTATTCTCCAGAAGAGAGTACAGAAACTTCAGGATACCGAAAGAATAAAGAACAAAGGTTGGAGGGAAAATAATAGGTTAGACAATGCTCTGGGGGAAGCTAACAAAGAGTTGGTTAAATTATTAGAGACCGTTAACCTATCTGAGAAAACAGTTTTCCATAAGGTAGAGTCTAGTACTGAGAAGATGGGACTGATACAACTCTCAGATATTCACTTCAATGAGCTTATAAACCTAAAGAATAACAAGTATGATTTTAATATAGCCTCTCAAAGACTATACTTACTAGCCGAGAAATCAATATCATATTTTAAAATGCAGGGCATTACTCATGTTGTTGTAGCTAGTACGGGAGATCTACTTAACAAGGATGATATTCTCGATAAACTTTTAAGTAACGCAACTAACAGAATGAATGCTTGCTTATTAGCTACAAGTATATTATCTCAATTCTTACTACATCTTAATGCACATTTCAAAAAAATAACCTTCTGTGGAGTTACTGGCAACGAAACAAGAATGAGTAAGGACATAGCTTGGTCAGACCAAGTAGTAAGTGACAACTATGACTTAATGCTATACAACATGTTACGAGCTAGGTTTATGGGTTCAGAGTCTGTAGTATTCCATGTAGATGATCCGTTAGAGCAAGTTATAGAAGTAGCAGGTAATAATGTATTACTAATGCATGGACATCAATTAGGTAGAGACTTAGCAAACGGTGTTAAGAAGGCGGTAGCTAAGTATTCATATGAGGGAATTCAAATAGACTACGTACTAAGTGGGCATTTACATGAAGCTTATATTTCAGATAACTATTCTAGAAGCTCAGGCATGTGTGGTCAAAATTCTTACTCAGATAAGGGATTACAACTTTCAGGTAGGGCTAGTCAAAACATAGGTATATTCTATAAGAATAAGAATAGAGACATTATCAAAGTTGACTTACAGCATGTGGAAGGAGTTGAGGGATATACAGTTACAAAAGAATTAGAATCTTATAATGCTAAGAGTCATGATAAACTATGTAAGAATAAGACGATATTTAAAATAGTAATTTAGAGAAGGGGAAGATTAAGACATGGGTTTTCTAAACATTTTTAAAACATTAACGACTAATATTAAAAAGGTTGTATCGAATTTTACATGTAATTCAGTAAGAATGGACCTCGAAAGAATACCTAAGGATACTAAACAGGCACTAGATAATCTAACACCAGAAGCTACTGCATCCTTAATAGCCAGTAGGGACTCCTTGCTCACAGAGATCGAAAGAGTAGCAGACACTTCAGTTAAGAATACTTTGAATAAATTAGATTAAGAGGGGATTAAAAACATGTCAGAAGAATTTATACCTTTAGCAGACCGTATAATTTTAGAGATTCTTGATCAAGACTTGAAAGGTTTTGAAGAATCAGCAGGAGGTCTATTCATACCTAAGGAAGACAAGAAGGATATAACCATTAGAGCTAAAGTTTTAAGTGTTGGAGCAGGTGCCTTATTAGCTAACGGAACGAGGACAAAAACTGAAGTTAGTGTGGGAGATATAGTCATGTTAGACAATATGACAGGACTTACAACAAAGATGAATAGAAAAAAAATATTGATAGTAGCTGAGCGAAACATCATAGCCATCATAAGAGATGTAGAATAAGTAACAATAACTTAATAAATTAGAAAGATAGACTTGTAATTGAGTCTATCTTTTGTTATACTAGTTATGTAAGATTAATTAAAAGGGGACTAGATTATGGCATATGATAAAGGTTATGAAATATGTGAGCATTATACTAAGTTACCTAAAAAAGAGTTGATTAGCTTATGTGTAGAGATTGCAGAAGAGACTGAGCTATTCTGTGATAAAGGGGATTACATAGTAGGACTTAAAAAACTAACAGTTAAGAAACTAGCAGTAACTCTAAGAAGCCTCGAGTTTAGAAAAGAATTTATGAATAAAGATAAGTAGGCTATTGACTTTATTTTCAGATATGCTATACTTAAATAAAGAGGAGATTTAATATGAGCATGTGTAACTATTGCCATTCACCTAGAATAGATAAAGACTCTTTGAAGTATGAGGATAATTACTATTGCTCCTTGGAATGCTTCTATAACGCTAGGTCTAAATATAAATGTGAGTCTACTAGGGAGGAGTTAGTAGATAAAATATCAGACTTAGAAAGTCAGATAGAATCTTTAGAGGAAGAGAACTCTGAGTTAGGTAATAAGGTAGACGAGTATGAAGAATACAAGGGGTAAGGTTAACAAAGCTAGTCTCCTTATAGATCAGTTAGATATTTCCCTAGATGACATCACTGAGATACAAAAACTATTGGAGGATTAGTATATGGGAAATTTGTATATAGGAATAGAAACGACAGGTCTAAATGTTCATGAAGATGATATAATAAGGATAGCCATGCTTGTTGAAGAAGGTGGCAGGGTAAAAGAGAACTTTAAAATAAATCTTATTAAGCCTAGATCAGGAAGACTTCCATCCTCTATATCAAAAGAATCTCTAGCCATAAATGGTATTAAGTTAGATGATTTAAGAAATGGAACAGATCCAGAGAGAGTAGCCTACTCAGTAATATCATTCTTAAAAGAGAATAGTAACAATGGAAAAAGTAGGCTTAGATTGGTAACTTATAATTTAAAGTTTACTCTAGCTTTCCTAGCTAATTTTATAAAAACAAACACAGAGTATTCATTTACTAACTATTTAAGTAGTAGACCTTTAAGTATTAAAGAGGTAATACCTTTTGTAGAAATAAGTACTAGACATTACTTTAAGGATGCAAAATTTAGAACGATATGCGGGGACTACGGTATTCAATTCACAGACGGGGATACTGAATCCAAGATTGAAGCCATGAGGTTACTTACAGATGGTATAACTAAGTCTATTAAAAGAGGAGAGATTATTCAATGCTCCAGCTAAATAGTGTATATCTCGGAGATTGCCTAGAAGTTATGAAGGTTATAGATAATAAGTCCGTAGATATGATTCTAGGAGACCTCCCTTACGCTGTTACAAACTCCTGTAAGTGGGACATATTAATACCCTTTGAACCTTTGTGGGAACAATATGAGAGAGTGATAAAAGATAACGGTTGTATCGCCTTGACAGCTTCGAATAAATTTCAATATAAACTTGTAGGAAGCAACTTAGATTTATTTAAATATGAATGGATTTGGGAAAAAACTAAGGCTACTGGATTTTTTAATTGTAAGAAACGTCCACTAGCTGCACATGAGTTTGTAAATATCTTCTATAAGAAACAACCCACATACAATGCTCAAAAAACACAAGGACATAAACCTGTCAATAGTTATACAAAGTACTTAGATGTAGCTAATAAGTCAGAAGTGTATGGAAAAAGTAACGTAGAGTTCTCAGGCGGAGGGAGTACTGAAAGATATCCTAGAAGTGTACTTAAATTCAAGTCAGATACTCAGACAAGTTCCTTCCATCAGACACAGAAACCTTTAGCTCTCATGGAGTATATGATTAAGACTTACACCAACGAAGGGGACTTAGTTTTGGATAATTGTGCGGGTAGTGGAACAACATGTATAGCAGCAATAAATACTAACAGAAATTATATAGGTATAGAAAAAGATGAAAGCTACTTTGGTATAGCTAATAAACGTATTAAAGAACATAAGGAGAAATCTAATTGAAAAAAAGTGACTTACTAGATAAAATAGAAGAGTTAGAACTTACACACTTAATACCTGAGAGGGCTACCAATAAAGACTTAGAGATGGTCATGGGAACAGATTACTTCAATAAGCATCCCGAAGTACAGACATGGGGCATGAAGAGAAGACTATTTGATTTACAGAATCCCCAACTCTGTTTTAACTTTAAAGAATTAAAACCTCAAGAGCAAGAAGATATGCTCAAGAGTCCAGACTGGCTTGCTGAAACTAAGATTGATGGAATGAGATGTATAATAACATACCACCCAGACTACGGATTTGAATTCTTCTCAAGGGATATATCTGAATTAACTTTCTTACCGAATAACTATACTGATAAAATAGTCATGATAAAGGATAACATTGTTAAGTATCCTAAGAGCTATAAAGGAGTATTTAAGCAATCTTTTATACTAGACGGGGAAGTGTTAGTATCTAATAAGATGTTAGATACTACAGCCCATGGAGGAGGCTTCTCAATAACAGAATTAAATGCTACAGTCTCAATTCTTGGTTCTCTTCCAGAAAGAGCAAGAGAGATTCAACTAGATGGCAACCCTCTAAAATTCTGTGTGTTTGATTGCCTAGAGATAGGAGATACTGATATATCTAAGAAACCATATAGAGAGAGAAGAAAGTACCTACTCAAACTTTTAAGCATGGTTAAGGGAGTTACTCCTTTTGAACTACCTGAGAGTACTATTGAAAATAAACAAGAGTTCTTTGATAGGCTAGTTTCAGAGGGAAACGAAGGAGTGGTTCTTAAGAATATGAATGAACCTTACCATGCTACAACGTCTAGGAATAGAAGAGTTCAAGTTAAAATGAAGAGAACCATGTCGGGAGCTTTGAATCAAGATATCGACGTATTCATCTCTGGAAGTATACTTCCTAAGAAGAACTCAGCTCTACATGTCTTAAATTTAATAGGGGGTATTAAAGTATCCTTATTTATAAAAGAACTTGATGGGACTGAGACGGAGCATTGGATTGGTACAGTCTCAGGGATTACAGATTCATTACGGAAAAAAATGACTATCGAAGATGAGTTCGGAAATCCTACATTAAATCCAGAATACTACGGCAAGGTCATGGTGGTTGAAGGACAAGATATAAGCTCTGTAAATCTCCGCCTTAGCCATGCCAGAGCCTTATCTTGGGCATTTAGATCGGATAAGAATTCATCAGATTGCTTAATGACTCGAGAAGATCTTATGAGTCAAGTACTCTAGAATTCATAGTTACATTAAATCTTGAAAGGTAGTCATAGTTATGATGTATCAAGGGAGCAAAAGAATGTTGGCTAAAGAACTGATACCTATTATTCTAAAGGATCGAGTAGGGGGTCAATACTATGTAGAACCTTTTGTGGGAGGAGCTAATTTAATACAATTTGTAGATGGAAATTGTATTGGAGGGGACTCTAATAAATACGTAATAGCCCATTTGAATAAGATAAAAGAAGATACTTCATGGGTATATGAATCAGCTAAAGACTTTAAACGTGAGAATTACTATGAGATAAGAGATAACTTAGATAACTATGAACCTTATCTTATAGGGCATGTAGCTTATAATCTTTCTTTCGGAGGCAAGTGGTTTGGGGGATGGCAGTCCAATAAGAGAGGAGATGACTTGGTAGCAGCTGGGTATATACATGTTCTTAGACAATCCGAGAAAATAAAGCACATCCATTTTACATGTTGTGAATACTCTGAACTACCCCTCCCATGTAACTCCATAATATACTGTGACCCCCCATATAAGGGAACGGAGAAGTACAAGAATATTCAATTTGATTACGATTTATTCTACCAATGGTGTATCCAGAAGAGGTCAGAGGGGCATCAAATATTCATCTCAGAGTATGAGATGCCTAGTTATTTTAAGTGTATTTGGGAAAAGCAAGTCCGTATGGGAATGGATTGTAAAACAAACGGACTTAGAAGAGTTGAGAGACTCTTCACGCTAAAGTAATAAAACTTTACAAAACACCCACTTGACTTCCATTAAATCATGTGTTATACTAGTTAGGAACGCTTTTATACGAAAATAGAGAGGGCAATAATGGAGAATTTAACAGCGTCTTCAATGCTTCAGGTACAACTTAAGGATGCTTCTATGGCTTTTGAAAGTTCACTAAGATCAGAACTTACAGATTATAATACAACTATTAAGGACTACGAGCTGAGGATAAACAACAGCCTTGATCTTCAGTATCAGGCAACATACTTAGTTAGTATAACAACTAGAATGTTACATCTTAATAAGGAAAACATAAAAGGATCTGATGCTTTGAAGTACCGAAAAGAGAACGACAACTTACAGACATGGTTGGAATATTATAGAGGTCATGTGTACACTTTCTCATCTCGGGCAAAAGTTTTGAGTGACTTACTAAAGTCAAAATTATTATCAAATCCTGATGTCAAGTTTCAACAATAGAGAGGATTTAGAATATGAGACCAACTCCCGAATATTATCGTAGAATCCAAGAAGAGTTAGCAAGTTTAGGTATCTATCTGGATAGTAGGGATATATTTGCTTTAGTTAAGATAGTTCTGGGAAGTTTATTCGATACTGTAAAAAGTACTGAGAGTAAGGTATACATAGGAGGTAATAAAGATATAGTTGTAAGTCCCTATATACGAGGAATTAAAGTAATATTTAATAAGGGGTATAGGAATACAAAGAAGATTATTCGCATGACTGATGCTACAAGTATAAGAGTATTTGATCATATGTTTTCAGAAGTGTTTGATAAGTTTAAGTAGTAATAGTGAAGAGGAGATTTTAACATGGCATTTGGAAAAGATTTTAAATTCGGAGAAAAGACTACAGGAAACGGTGTTCCTAAGTTTAAGCTAGTTGACGGAGAGAATAAGTTTATCACGATACTGGATATAAATGACACTATAGTATCTAGAACTCACTACATTCAACCCTTAGGATATTTCAACTGTTGGCAAACCATAGATGACGATGGAATTGTAAAACAAGGAAGTTGTTGTAAAGCAATAGGAAGCCTACCCGACGGTAATCCTAAATGTGGTGAGAAGTTAATCCTTCCAGTAGCAATATATACCCCAACGGGTAAGAATACATGTGCTCCTCCAGTACAATTTGCAAGACTTGAACTGACCTCTAAAGCATATGATCAACTTGTGAGAGCCTTGGAAGAGGAAGAAGTTACCATAGAGGAAGCAGTTACTAAAGTAATAAAGGTAACTGGAGTCGCTTCGGGTACTGGAAAATTTGCCCACGTCGCTATGGAGTTTAGGGTTAAGGGAACAAGTCTTATTAAATCAGATCCATCTCTTAAGGTACAAGCTCAAGAGTTCTTAGCTAAATACAATGAGACAATTAAAGATTCTTTAGGTAAAACTATAACCGAGGCTAAATTATTTGAGTTGATAGATGATTTGAATATAGTTGAAGGAGAGATAACTGAGAATGAACCAAACACAGCTCCTAAAACACAAAACCTTCCCGATGAAAAAATGAATTTTCCAGTTATCGAAGAGGACGAGTTTGACTATGACGGTATAGATTTGAACTCAGTACTTGATGATGAATTTATGAATGATTAGTTGAAGTGTTAAGAGTGGGAAGATTTTAATCTTCCCACACATTCCCCACCATTAAGGAGATTAGATGGGTGTAATCAAAATGTACGGTGGAATTGATCCTGGATTTTCGGGGGCTATTGGAATTATAGATGATAAGTGCAACTTAATAGATGTAATACCATGTCCACTCCTTATCATAAAGACAGGTAAGAAGAAGATTGTAAATCTTAAAAAAGTAGAAGAGACTAGAAAAAGAGTAGATGGAACTAAGTTAGCAGAGATACTAAGACCCTATACTAAAGTTAAATTTGTAATAGAACATTCGCAGAGTATGCCAGGTCAAGGTGGAGTATCCATATTCAATTATGGAGAGGGGTATGGAGTCTATCGAGGAGTGTTAGAAACATTAGGAATAGACTATATAGAAGTGAGTGCACCAGTCTGGAAAAGTAAAATGAAACTCAACAGTGATAAGTACCTTTCGATAGCTATGGCTCAAGAATTGATACCTAGCTGTAAGGATAAAGTTAAGTTAAGAAAAGATGACGGGAAAGCAGAAGCATGCTTGCTAGCCCTGTACCTAAAAGAATTTGTAAAATAAAGAGGAGACTAGGAATGGCTAAAGCTAAAGCTAAAACTACAACAAACAATTATAGAGCCGATATATCTATGAGTGATGAAGACTTTCTCAATGAGTATGTCTTTGGGGATGTCGATAAGAAACTTAAGGAAGTTGATATCCCTCCGATAGAGACAGGTCTAATTCCTTTAGATATAATACTTCATGGAGGAATTCGTCTCGGAGATATTATAATGTTCTACTCTGGAGAAGGAGTTGGTAAGTCTACAATATGTCTTCAGTTGTCAAGAAAAATGATAGAGAAACACAATAAGAAAGTATTGTATATAGATGTTGAATCTGGGGTAAGAAATCAAATAGAAGATTTTAAACTCAAGAAACATCTAGAGGATAGAAATTTTAACTACATTGATAGACTTAAATCTGTAGATGAGATTGAAAAACTATTTGATGGTATATTAGCTAAGAAGGAGTTGCCTTTTGATGTACTGATATTAGATTCTATATCTAACGTAATTCCCTCAACTCTATTAACTCGTTCTGTCGTAGACCCTATGATGGCAGGACAAGCTAAAGAGATAACATCATTACTTCAAAAGTATAGAGTACTCTTTAAAGAAAGAGGAATTATTTTCTTAATAATTAACCAAGAGAGAGCTAACTTAAAAGCTCAAACAAAATATGATCCAGCTTTTAAAGTAGCAGGATGTAAGGCGATAGTTTACACACCCGATGTAACTATTAAGTTATCTAATGGGGAGCCTATCAAAGAGAATAGAAAGACAATAAATGGTATAGAGGAGATTGAGGTAGGTCGTTTCTTAAAAGCAGTTGCTATTAAGAATAGAAAAGGTAACGGCAAGATAACTGTACAATTCCCTATAAGATTCGGAGCAGGTATTTCAAATGTAATGTTCTTAGCTAAGATGTTGAAAGATAAAGGGTATGTTAAAACAGCAGGGGCGTATACTAAAACTTCATTACTTCCTAACCCTAAAGGAGGGGAGTGGAGTCTAAAAGGTAAGGCAGGTCTTGAGGAGTGGGTAGATCAAAACTATGACGCTATAAATGCTATACTAAAATCAGAGGGGGCATTTGAGTTAATGATATCAAAAGATGTATTAGATGTTACAGATGAAGAAGTGACTGTAGAAAATGATGACGATTTCGTAGTTAACTTTTAGGAGTAGATAGTCGATAAAAAGAAGGAGAATATGAATATGACTTTGACTAAAGAAATGGTAAAGATTGAGAAGAAAGAAGGAACTACGGAAACTTATCTAATAGTTCTAGAAGGAGAGGAGCAACCTCGTGATGTGATAGCAGAGGTTCATAGTACTATGGATACATTAATGTTCACATACTTCATAGAGAAAGCCTTGACTGAGGATATCTTCGGAACAGATGAGTTCAAGAATTATATCATTGAGTCTAGTGCCAAGTTTCCATTTTTAACGATACCGACAGAATAGGGGAAGGGGAAAATATAATGAGACTGCATTTTGTATTATCCCTAATGTATGTAGTAGAAAGTATTCGTAGAAGATCTACAGAGATACAAGAGGCACTAACAATAGTAAGGGATGATCTAGTTTTGGGTATTGATCGAGGCAGTCATGTGGATACAAAAGAGAGGATGATACATATTTTCAAAAATCCTTCATCAGTTCAAAGAATGCCGATAGATAAAAAAGAGATAGACGGAGCAGTAGCTTTGGTTGGTGAAGATTTAGAATCAAAATTTAAAGAGTACGAAGAATACATAGAATTCAAAGAGTGAGGAAGGTGCAATGAAATTAGGTAGAATAAAATTAATATTATTAAAGAGATCATTGAAGGTGGTTAAAGTACTCATAACTAATTTAAAGCATATAAGAAACTTACTAAAGAAACTCATTGACAAATTAGAAGGTACGGAATTTCCAGATTAGAATCTAAAGTTAAAATAAATAGATAAAGTCTAGCTAAGGGGCTAGACTTTTTATTAGGAATGTGCTACAATGATTCTGAAGGAGAACTAGTTTGAAGATAAAAATATCAAATTTCCAAAGTATAAAAAGTGCCCGACTTTATTTTCCTCAAGGAGTCACCACCATAGTAGGACCTTCGAATTCGGGCAAGACCTCAATCATCAGGGCGTTGACGTGTGTACTTACAAATAGCTCCGACGCTAAATCGTTTATTAAGCATGGGGAGGATAAGACAGAAGTTACATTGAATGACGATAAACTTAATGTTACTTGGTCTAGGACGACTAAGGGGTCATTCTACGAGATAAAAGGAGAGTTACATCAGAAGGTAGGTAAGACAGACCTATTCGATCTCGTAGAGGATACAGGATTTCTTAGAGATGATGAAGGTAACATAATAAACATACAAGACGAGTGGTCTATACTGTTCCCTTTTGATAGAAACCCAGCTCAGATGTATAAACTGTTTGAAAGTACTTTCTCTATAAATAATTCATCAGAAGTATTAAAGTATATAAAGGATGATGAAACTTCTCGTAGAAGATTAATAACTGGACATAGTACGGAGTTAAAAAAGAACACTGATAAGTTATCTAAGGTGACTCAATTCATAGAAGAGAATCCACTCCAATCATTACATAAGAAGAAGGAAGAACTAACTCAGATAGCTATCAAGTACACAAGTATGAATAACGATATGAATATAGTAACAGAAGGTATTAAAACTTTAAATAAGTTGAAGACGCTAGAAAGAAAACAGTTTGATTTATCAGGCATGTCTAAGCTAGTTTCGTTAGATAAGGATATAAAATATATAGACGGCTACGAAAAGGTAGCAAACTTTAACGAAGAGATAGTTAGGTTTGATTTATCTGGAATCGATAAGCTAGGAGATATTGATAAGGACATCAAATACATAGAGTCAAATAGTAAGCTTATAGATTTAGATATACCTATTCAGAGATTTGATTTCTCAAAGATAAGTAACTTGAATGAATTAAACCATGACCTAGAAGACTTAGCAAAGTTAATAGGCAGTCATCAGAAGTTAAAAGAGAATATAAGGATAGCTACGGATAAGAAGATTGAATTAGAAAAGAAACTGTCAAGTATTAAGGTATGTCCGTTATGTAGTCAAAGTATAAGTAAGGGGGTAGCATGAACATAGATGTAAAAGAGTTCGAAGCATTGAAGAAGGAATTAGAATCCACATATAATGATATAACAAGTATGGAAGCCACAGCTAAGGTAGTAGCTTCTAATGTTAAAGAGAAACTTATGAAGCATGGAGTTAAGACTCCGCAGGAGTTAAAGAAGTTAAGGGATGATTTAAGTGAGCATGTGTCCGAGGAGTTTAGAAAAGCTAAGGAATATCTTAAAGAAGTTCAGCCTAAGATAGCAGAAGTTAAGAATGATTTGATTTCATAAGGAGGTGTGTTGATAATGGTAATTAAAGGATGTTCCTACTGTAATCATAACCATGTTATTGGGTATGGCTATCAGTACTGTTGCTGTAGAACATGTGTGTGTTATAGCAACTTTGACAGTGATGGTTATAAGTTTAGTTATGTACGATCCGATAGTCAACTTAAAGATAATCATGAGCTTACAAAACCAAGAACATTTAACATATCATCAGAGCATGTTGAAGTAGTGAAACAGGAACTCTCTAAAAAAGAAGTCTTGGAAAAAAGACTTAATGACCTATCTGAGATGATAGAGAGCGTACGACTACCTGAGGGATTTTCAGGAGTCAATCCATACATTGAGTACTTTGAAAGTGAAATTAACTCCCTAAAAAATAAGATATTAGACTACTCTCAACCTAGTTTATATGGCGATGATTTCTACATAGATGATGAAGAAGAGATTAAGAGGAGCGAGATCCAAAAAGTAGATCCTAGTAGAATAGTAGCTACAAGTATAATATTAAAAGACATGGGATTTTGGGGGAGTGCTTTAGCACGTTTGAAAGGATTCTATCGATGAACAACCAAGAAGTGATAGACACTTTATCATATACTATTAAGATGTATGAGGATTTCGAGAACTACTCTAAGAAGTTTCAATTTACTATTGAAACATTGGAGACTACGATTAAAGTAGAGGAAGCTGAGTTAAAGATAGTGCAGGACTCAGCAGTGTACTATAAGAAATCCCAAGATATACTCTATGAAAAAAGTATAGGAGCTTTAAAAGAATTAATAAACTCTGCTCTAAGATTTGTATTTTATGATAAGAACTATGAGATAGACATAGACTTAGAAGACAAGCGGGGGACTAAGAATTTATCTTTTAGCGTTATAGATTTAGATAATGGAGGCTTTAAGGTTAGTTTAAGGAATGGATGTGGCAACGGAGTTCGTTCCGTAGTCTCAGTAGTCCTCAACTTATTTGTCCTTATAAACGCTGGGAGCACTAAACTAATACTCGATGAGAAGTATTCTAATTTAAGCGTCGATTACCTTCAAAACCTATTTACATTCATAGACAAAATTTGTATTAGTAACCAGTTTAAGATTGTACTTATAACACATGATGAAAGGTTTTTAGAGTTCGCTAACAGATCGTATCGTGTGGTTGATGGGAAGGTTGAGTTAGTTATGGGAGAGGAGGTATCTATTGAATAACGTAAGGGAAAAGATGATATTGATTAAGACAATACTAGTGTCATCTACGTATGAACCTTCTATAAGCTACTTGATAGAAGTGGTAGATACTATACTATTTGATTTAGAGGATATAGACGGCATAAGACTTTTCTGCATTGACGTAAGCTCCCTGCTACTAGATAACCATATTCCAAAAGAACTTAGAAGAGATTTAGGTTTAATATTAGAAATTCTAGGAGACATAGAATAAATGGATGAGTTTGATAAAACAGTAGAGACTATTAGGGAGGAGTTACGTTCCTCAAGCTCGATAACATTCTTCTGCAATGAATGCAAAATTAGATTTACTTTTGATTGGGATGAGGATCCTACAACTTCATCAGGAGGTTGTATGGGCTGCGGGAGCTCTAATTGGGTAGTAAGAGATTGTTATGGAGACGTTGCATACTAGAAAGGAATACTATGACTTTTGAATCGATAGTGGTAGTCGGAGATTTACATTTAAGAACAGACCCGCCCCGTTCCAGAATAGATAATTACTTTGACACCTGTATGCATAAGATAGATATGTTAATGGAAAGACATAAATATGTTATCATACTTGGCGACTTCTTTGATAAGTCGGGCATGCCTGTTGAAGGATTGAATGAGACGATAGATAGGTTATCAAGATACTCTGGGAGACTATATTCAATCCTAGGAAACCATGATGCACACTATAGAACATTAAATCTTAATAAGACATCGTTAGGACTACTCAACAAGATAGGGATAGTTCAACTAAAACTAGATACTTTCTCAATAGAAGGTCTATCTTTCGATGTAGCTTCAGTAGTTCCTAAGCTGGAACTGCCCGAGAAGAAATCTGAAATACTATTAGGACACTTCTTCCTAGAGAATACTAGAACTCCTCAAGAGAGTTTGGATAGAAAGGAACTACTTGACTATAAATATGTTGTGCTAGGTCATGAACACTGTCCTCATGAACCCATCCAAGCAGGGGATACTACGATCTTTAGGAACGGGTCTCTCACTAGAAAAGATGCGGACGAAGATAACCTACAAAGAAACTCTATAGTTTACTTAGAGTTTAGTTACAATGGGGACGTTTCATTAAGAGACCTTAAAATAGCTGACCCCAATCTTGTATTTACTCCTGAGTCCTTTAGCAAGCCTAAGTCAAAAATAATATGTGATTTTAGTAACTTAGAATTATTAATGCAGAATATACAAGAAGGCAAGTCTAAGAGTAACATGTCTACTAGAGAAGTATTGATAACCATGAAAGCCAGTGAATCATGCATTTGTTATTTAGCAAAAATCCATGAAGAACTTGGATTCTACTATTGACATATTAAATAGAATATGTTATACTTATCAGAAGATGTTAGTATTTAAAGGAGAACTCCTGTGGAAAAGAAGACTATAGACTTAAAAAATAAAGCTAAGAGGATTCTAAAAAGTATTAAGACTAAAGGAATCTCATACTGCATCACTAAGGAAGTCAACCTCCTAAATGATTGTCATTACGAAGAACATATTTTCTATGTTAAAGCTAAAGATTATTTCCTAGTTCAGAGGATTGATTGGGAAAAGTTTCCGTTAGGTGGAGTCAAGGGAAGTAACCAGTTTAGTAAAGAAACCGAAGAAGACTTATTAGACTTAATAGAGATGAAGTTAGAAGATGAATTAGTTAAATAGGAGTCTTACATGTCAAACAAAGAGAGAAGGATGGATAAACTAAATCCTAAGAAGGTAGTAAAGAATAAGCCTAAAAATGAAGAGAAGGTTACAAACCACATAGTTAATTATGGAATTCAACAACATGAAGAATACGAGCTCTTCTTAGAGCTAGAGAAACGATATAAGAAAAAAGTAACTAAGTTTGATTGGAATAGATTTAAGTTAGACGTTAAAACTTTCTTTCTAATGTGTCTCCCCTTAGGTTTATATATTTGGGTATTAAAGAATAAGACAACTACAAGATTGACTAACTATGCGGGGATATTGGGTACAGCACCTGTGGCTTATCCAGTACATAATGGCGTAATTCTTGTTGACCTCAACAGAATGTCTGTGTAATAGCCTAGTAGACTAAGGAGTCTAAGATATGAGATTAGAATTTGAAGAATTTTTTAACAAAGATATCCTAGTATTCTCCGATAAAGATAGATGTAGATATTGTCTGCATAGTGATAAGTGTCCATTAATCCACGCACTGGATAATTATTACATAGTTAGTACTGATGGAAAAGATATACCTACTCGAGACTTTTGTGAACTGTACGAGCCTAATGACCTAGTAATGAAGTTGGAGAAGGATTTAACTAAAGGAAAGAAAACAAGAGAGAGATAGATGTTAAAAAAAGTAGGACTAGTACAAACATATACTGGAAGCGGAAAAGGAAAGTCTACATCAGCATTTGGTCTTACGTTTAGAGCAGTGGGGCATGGATGGAACATACTTGTAATCCAGTTCATGAAAGGTGAGGACTCAGATGATAAGATGTATGGAGAACTACAAGCGTGTACCCAGTTCAAAAGAAATATAACTGTGTTACAATCTCATGAGGGGATTCCGTATAAGATTGTATTAGAAAATAATAAGTCTGGAGAAGACAGACTCCTACTTGAAAAAACTTGGGATGCTATGGAAATGGAACTAGCTAACGGTAAGGAAGTCAATGTATTTACAGGAGAGACTGAACCTTACAACATGTTAGTACTCGATGAGATATTAGGATCTTTGAACTTAGGATTGATAAGACAGAGGGTATTCTTTGACTTCATAAAGAGGATTCGTACAGAGAGACCAGACCTTGAGATAGTGATGACAGGACGTATCTGGAGTGATACTCTTTACGATAAAGTAAAAGACATATCCGATTTAATGTCAGATTTGAGATGTGTTAAACACTACTTTGAAAAGACATGTCCTAAGTGTAAGAGAAGCTTCGAGTTCAGGTCAAACTTCTGTCCTAACTGCGGGGGAACACTCTCCACAATTTCCTCGAGAAAGGGTGTGGAAAATTGACTAATCTTTTATATTTTAAGTAGCGAGATTTTGAGAACATACAATTATTATTTGAGTAGTGGGATAGAACTAGTGGGAGGATATTCAATATGACAGTAGTAGTGGCATACGTAGATGAATCTAACAAGAAGATAATCATGGGTGCAGATACTTGCATAGTTTACGGTTCTATGGAATTTGAAAAAGTCTCGGATAAAATAAAAGTATTCAAGGTTACAACTTCTTCATCAGAAGGTAAGAAGAAAAGAAAACTCAAAGCCGTTAAAGAGGTTGCAGAAAAAGTAACAACTGAAGAGATGGTTTTAGGTTTCGCAGGAACGTGGGCAGTTATCCAACAGATTATGTATAACTTAGAAGTACCTGAGTATGTAGGTCAAGATTTAGTAGGATACATGGTTAGGGATGTAGCCCCTGCTATTAAAGACTTAGCAGACTTAGGAGAGACTGAACCTCTAAGTGTTATGGTAGGGTTTAAAGGTAGACTTTTTGAAATAGATGAACAGTTTAGTGTAACTGAGAACTTTAAAAATTACTCTGCAATAGGTAGTGGAGCTAATCATGCTAAAGCATCTCTCTACGCTCAAAGAGATTCTAGCCTATCCCCAACTGAAAAAGTAACAGAGGCTCTCGAATGTGCAGCCAACTTTATAATAAATGTTAAAGCTCCTTTCACATACCATACGATATATTCATAATACTCTCAGCCACTACAAATATAATTAAACTAGGAGGTATAAGTACCATGTACCAAAATTTAGGCGGAACCCTTAATTCAGTTTTTAGTTTAGGTAGAGATACCAACTCTGCTTCTTTTCGTGTTAAGGATGGTGTGCTTGAATGGAGTGATTACACTACTGACGGCTACCTTCCCATGTCGAATATAGATGATACAACTACTGATTTGATAACTACATGGTCTAGTACTAAGGTAGAGAGTAGCTACGGTTATATTTAATATCCAGCAGAAGTTGAGTGCTAATAAGTTATCTATCGCAAGTGCAACTACTTTAGAAGAATTAGCTTTAATAGATATTGAGTTTAATTAAAAAATACTAAGGGGATGATGTGTTCAATAATAATAGTGGTACTACTAAGAATGAATTTAGTATAGGTACAGAGGTTAATAAAATATCTTTTAGGACTAACAATGGGATCCCTGAATATAAAGGGTACAGTGATGTGGATTATATTTCATTTTCGAGTAAGTTACCGTCAGCAGGCGGTACCATGACAGGTGCTTTAACTAACAATAATGTTAATAATATGTTCTCAAGATCAAAACAATTAGATGTACTAAATCAAATATCTACAGCTGTAGGAGGGTCATCTTATATTAAAAGAGCATTATTTTTTGATGAAACTGGAGCAACTACAACTTTAAAAGATAGATCAGCTAATTTAGCTAATGCTACTTTATCTGCAAATGCCTCAACATTAAGTCCAAGTATTTCAGGTGATTGTAGGTTCTTAAACATGGGAGCAACAAATACATTTGATTTTGCAGATGCTAATGATCTAAGTTTTGGTAATGGTACAACAGATAGTCCATTTAGTATAGTATCATTAATTAATCCAAATTCTGTAAGTGGTAATTTAGCAATACTTTGTAAAGAGGATGCTACTTCAGGTAGTATCCAAAGAGGGTATCAATTTTATTTTTCAGGTGGAAGTCTTGCACTTCTATTAACATCTCAAAACATTACTGCTAACTATCTCATGAGATACCATAATGCTACTTTATCAGCAGATATTGGTACGAATCATGTATATAGTGCATTATATGGTGGTACTTCTGTTATTACAGATATGGAAATACATAGAGATGGTGTAAGAATTGATGATAGTTCTGCTACGTCTGGAACGTATGTAGCAATGTCAAATACAACTTCTAAATTAGGAAATTATGTATTAAATAGCTCAGGTGTAAAAGTAAGTCAAGGGAACTATAAAGGCGGGGCGATATTTTTATTTAATATTAAACTATCAGCAGCACAATCAAAAGCAATCTCAAATATTTTATTATGTTATACAGGTCAGGATAACGCATTTTTATAAGGAGAAAAATATGTCTTTAAAATTAGATTATACAACCCAATCAGGAATATCCCTAACACAAGCATACCTAAAAATAAATAGTATAAGATGGGAAGATAATACAGAACTTGAAGTTAGATTTGATTTCGGCATATTCATGGACAAAGAACATATGACACCCGTTGAGTCAAATTCTTATAGTTTTATTTATGATTTAGTATCTACTGACAATGTTTTAACTCAATGTTATAGCTATCTAAAGACATTAGAAAGATTTACAAACATATCAGATTGTATTTAGTTTTGTAAAGATAAGACTTCAACACTTGACTTATTAATTAGAGTATGCTATAATAGAAATATACACGTAGCAATGTGTATCCTTTCTCTATTCACTGGTAGCTCAACAAGAAGAGTAACCCTCAATGGTGAGGGAAGATGTGAGTTCAAATCTTGCCCAGTGTCTTCTTGCCCCTTTAGCTCAGTTGGTAGAGCAACCGCCTTGTAAGCGGTATGTCGTCAGTTCGAATCTGACAGGGGGCTTTTTAAAACAAGCAGTTAGTTTATATTATAAGAACGGAGGAGAGGTATATAGATAGTTTAACAGGATAGAATGTTCTCCATTAGCGGGAACGGTGTGGATTCGACTTCCACTCTATATATCTTTCTTCTAATACAATGCGAGATAGAGTAACGGTAACTTATGAGGTTCATACCCTTATGCTGGCAGTTCGATTCTGCCTCTCGCAAATACTAACATAAAATGGGGACATTATTGTGGCTATGGTGTAATGGTAGCACCTCAGTTTGTGGTACTGATAGTACGAGTTCAAATCTCGTTAGCCACCCCATTTAACTAACCTAGGGAAGTAGCCAAGTGGTTAAGGCGGAGGACTGCAAATTCTCCATCGTGAGTTCGAGTCTCACCTTCCCTTAATACTTTATGCGTCAGAAGTGTTACGGGAGCACAAGAGCCTCCAAAGCTTTTGGACAGAGTTCAATTCTCTGCTGGCGTGGTTATTACATATGTGATTGATGGAATGGTAGACATGCTAGTTTTAGATGCTAGTGGGGAAACCCGTAAGAGTTCAAGTCTCTTATCACATATTATTTTCATAGAGGTGTAGCCAAGCGGTAAGGCAACAGGTTTTGAACCTGTGTAACGGAGGTTCGATCCCTCCCACCTCTAATTTTTACCAGTATGTATATAACTCAATGTACGTACTTCGCCCCATTAGTTTAATCAGAACAACTGTTTGATCAACAGAAGGTGGAGACAAGAGTACTCGTGTTGTACTTGGTAGTGAGATTCTCCATGGGGTGGCGTTTAATAAAGTATGCTTGTAGTTCAACGGTAGAACGGTCTTGTCTGAGGCTGTTGAGAGTTCAAGTCTCTCCAAGCATACTTTACTATCTAAGAGGGGAGGGTAACATGTGGGAATCTTTTATTAGAATAATAATTATTACAATGATACTTATGACGTTATCCATAGCTGTATTAAAAATTAGTATTCTTTATTGGAATGTATCATATGAAACTCCTACAGCAGGCTCATTAATTCAAGTTACTAAAGGGGAAGGTAAAACATGGCAAGAGTAACAGGTAAGTATTATAGAATTGAACATTCAGTTTATTTTGGGGATGGGAGTACTGAAACTGTTGACATAGTAGACTCATATTCCATAAGAGATTTCTTAATAGATACATATCTGAAGAGACCTACATTCGAACCAGACTATTATGAAGACGTTACACTTGAGAGTTTAATATTCATGGTAGAGTCTATAGACAAATTTGAAGGCATGGAAGTGGATATTAATGTAAGAGAGCATACTATAATAACAGAAGGGGAATTGTTAGATGATAATTAAACCTGAGATACTTTGGTTCTGTACTTTATTCTATCCTATGATAGGAGCTTTAATGATGGTAGTATGTTATATATTTCAACCAGATTCTAAAAAAGAAGACAAGGTTGTAGAGAATGAGGAGTATGTATACCCAAGAGATAGGATATATTAAATATATACTGCTCTGATTCAAAAAACATTGGGGATAAGAAAGTTGCTAAAGGATATATAATCATGTTAAACATATCACAAGAATTATTATTATCCATGTATGGAGTCTTATACTTAATAATATTTGGACTCTACAATTCCCTTAAAAGTTTATTTAAGTAGGAGATATTTTGGTATTAGAGTGGAACAACTACTTTTTAGAGATGGCTAAGACTGCTTCATTGAGATCTAATTGTATTAGGGCTCAAGTAGGGGCTATTATAGTTAACGAGGGTAAGTTCATAGTTGCAACAGGATATAACGGAACTCCTTCGGGAGTAACAAGCTGTGTAGATAAGAAGTATTGTTATCGCATAGAGAATAGTATTCCATCGGGAACTAGATATGAGGATTGCCAAAGTTTACATGCAGAAATGAATGCTATAATACAAGCGGGAATTCCTAAATGTAAAGGTTCAACCATGTACATATACGGACATAGTTTTGTATGCGTACTCTGTAAGAGATTTATAGTTCAGTCTGGAATAACTGGAGTCTATTTGAGAAAGGATGAACTATCTGAAATAAGATACATCCCTATTTCAACTATAAAAAAAGAACTAGAGGATTCCTTATGACAGATATTCAGACAATGATTTTAATTCTTTGTACTATGTTCATGTGGATAACTTTTTACCCAGAATATTAGGAGAATCGCTATGAAAAATATACTAGTCACATTCTGTGAGAATGATTTTATATATTCTGTATATCTACAAGATGGGACAGGTATCCCACTTACAGACTACTGCCATAGGATACTATCACATATAGCCAGCCAAGGAGTTGAAACTATATTTAATACTCTAACTGAATTACTACAAAGATATCCTGATGCTGAGATAATAGATCCAATAGAAGTTTCTAAAATTCTAATGACCGAAGAATTATTAAAATAGATTGTAAAGTTTCATTTCAATAACCTTACTGAGAGTCTTGACGACTCTCTTTTTTTATGCTATTCTATTCGTGTAAGGTTAGATAAAAGGAAATGTTTATGGAAACTAAACGAGTAAGGCTAACAGGAAGACTTCAAAGACAGGGTAGAATAAAACATCCAGACTTTAAAAAGTATGGCGTAAGAGAAATCCTAGATAATTTGACTGAAGCATGTAGTAAAGATAAAATAAACTTCGATGGAACTTTAGTAGGCTTGTCTAAATCCAAGTACAGAGTATTTGAAAAGAGTCATGTATGTGCTAAGTGTGGATTAGAAGCTCAGTACTTTATACTGGAGAAGCATGGTATGTGGATGGGTAAAGGGAATGTATATAACATATCAAATGAATATAGATTTCATCTTATGGCTGTAAGAGGAGATGGAAGTGAAGTAGAATTCACACAAGATCACATACTTCCTAAAACTTTAGGTGGAATTAATAATCTTATTAATTACCAAACTATGTGTATGGATTGTAATTCTAGGAAGGGTCATAAGGTTGAAGAGAGAGATCTTAAAGTAATGAGTAATATCCTAAAGGAACTTGAAATTAAACACATACCTCATGAGGTTAGAACACCTTTTCACATTAAACTAATAAAGATAGTTAACAAGGAAAGACGGGAGAGTTTATGTCAGTTTATGAAATAACAAAGTCAGCTTCTAGGGAAGGAAACGAGATAGTCTTCAGAACTCTTGATAGGCAGAAAGCTATAGACAAGATTAAAGAATTGGCGGGAGATACTAACCCTGATAAGTGGGAAGGTCAAGTGTGGAACAACGGAAACTCTATGGTAAGAAAATGGATTAACAATAAGATAGATGAACCTCTAAACTGGGGCTATGCTTACTCAGCCATGTACGGTGGCAACATCCCTAGCTATTATCTTAAACAACACAAGTTAGATTAATGTAACAAAGTATTAACCTTACATCATTGAGAGCCTTGACGGCTCTCTTTTTTTATGCTATTATGTATAAGTGAAGTTATTTAATTAAAGGAGACTGTCATGTCACAGCAAGCACCTACTGAGAATGTAACTAACCCAAGATACCAAGCTTTCCTAGACTATCATTACGGAAATCATATGTTACATCACTACTCTCAGTTTATTAACAATATGGTTATTAATTTCCAAAAAGAACACCCTGAGAAAAATATAGGAAAACATGTTGTAGATCACGATGCTTTCACTAGCTATATAATTGAAAGTGTAGCCAAAGCAAATTCTCTACAGGAGATGGGATATGGGGATCATGCTCAATTTATCTGGGGAGACATGTAATGAATGAACTATTCGGAGATGATGTTCAAGGACTCTTCGTAGCTCACAGTCTGGAGGATTCCCTTGACTTCAAATTCTTCATATACGAGGGATTAAACTATCAAACTAGAATTAAATATAGAAACTATGATTGGTCGAGAACGAGGATATGGGCAAACTCAACTCCAGAACAAGCATTGGAAACATTTAAGAATGATCCAAAGTATGTAGTATATGAAGATATAGCTGGATTTAAGAAGTATCTGATGACAAGAGAACTTATTAAGTAGGAGAACTATAATGAATGATAATATCATAGAGTTGTTTAGAGACATCAAAGGTTATGAAGGAAGATACTTGGTCTCGAATCTAGGTAATGTCAAAAGTCTAAACTATGCACGTACTGGGAGAGAGCAACTACTAAAGTTAAGGTTAGATGGTAAGGGTTATCCCTTTGTGACGTTACCTACAAAAAATCAACAGAGAGTGCACAGGCTTGTTGCTATCGCATTCATCCCTAATGATGAGGATAAACCTTACATAAATCACATAGATGGTAATACATCCAATAACTCTATTGAGAATATTGAATGGTGTACTCCCGAAGAGAACATGAGACATAGATCTGATACTCTAGGATATAAACATTCTCAGGAAACGAGGGATAAGATAGGGTTAAAAGCTAAAGGTAGGACTATACATATAAATACCAAGAGATCTAGGCATAGACCAGTTAGGTGTATTGAGACAGGCATTGTCTATAGCTCACAAGTTGAAGCGGAATCTAAAACTGGCGTACTCGACAAATATATTTCAAATTGTTGTGCGGGTAGAGTAAAGACAGCAGGACATTTACATTGGGAGTTTGTTTTAGAATGTAGGGAATTTCAGAGTATTGTAGAATCTAGTTCAGTGTGTCAAGAGAAGATTGATGGGGTATTTAAAGAGAGTGGTAAAGGTACTGGTATCAGTGTATTAGTAACTAAGTTTGTTAAGGGATTATAAATGTGACAAAGATTACGCTTGAGAATACTAATACACTACGTATGAGAACTATTCCAGACGGGTTATCTCTCTTTAATCCTAGGGACGGACAACCTGAAATAGCTTATATGTTCTATGTGCTAGGTAGTAAACTTTGTGTAATATCTTCAACTCACTATAATAACTTTAGAGATCCTACCTGTTGGATTGTTAGTTCTAGTAAAGAAAAATTAGAAACCCTAGGGAAGCTTACTGAAGCGTATGCAACTTATAGGAACTTTTCTTTTACAACAGATACTAAAGAGATCAAAAGGCATATGATGATGAGGGAATTACTACAATGAGTAAAGTAACTCTAGGGGAGGTAATGATACTTGAAGGGATGTCTCCGATAGCTATATCTATATTCAGATATGGATATGATCGAATGATAGAGGAAATATCTTACAGGTTCTATATTATGCAAGATAAACTTTTCTATATAGCTGATAAAGAAAACAGCCAGTTATTAGAAAAACCTCTGTGGGGAAGAGACACTAGATTTTCGGGAGATCTTTTAGATAAGTTAGCTGAGGAATACTCAGGTGTGGGTAACTATTACCTCATAAGAGGGTATAAGGAAGTTAATAAATACATGATGGCAAGGGAGCTATTAAAATGAATACTAAGTACTTTGCAGAGTATTATGATTTCTATAGGAGATACACTAAGAAGTTCTTTTTAAACAAAGACACTAATACTATTTTGTATGATATGGAAAGAGGAATGCATTCATCCCTCATAAATCTTTTTTATTTTGGAGGATTCAAGTGTCTATTGGAGGAGTTTGGAGGCAACCCTGATTTCTATATATACGATAATAAGCTATTCGATAAGTATTTAATGATAGAAGAATTAGAAAAATAAGGGGGGAAAATAAAGTGGCTAAACCTATAACTACAACCTCAGAAAAGATTCAAGCCTATAGACTCAAGTATGGATGTGGAATCATGGAGGCAAAGGAAGCAATACTCTCACAAGAAAGAGAAGATAGGATACTCAGCTTAGAAGCTAGAATAGAAAAACTCGAGAGATTAGTTAGGAAGTTAGTTAGGGATAGTAAATGAAAAAGATAGCTATATACCAAGAACCTAACGGAATATTCTCAAGAGTATATTGGATGACGGATACTCTATCAATTTTAATGGAGTACTCTTCTGTTACGAGCTCACTCCCTATTACAGAGTACTTAGGAGATATTTGTGATCTATTACGCCAATATGTACAGACGAGACAAGATTTTAAAATACTGGATCAAAAACTATTTGATAAATATCTTATGGTGGAAGAGTTACTAAAGTAACAATAATTTAATAATAGAGAAAGAGAGTATTGACAATGAGTTAATACTCTGCTACTATATTTAGATACTGTTAACTAAAAGGAGATAAAGCTATGAGTAAACCAGAAGAAATAACTAAGGCTATCTTTAATCAAATAGGTGGGAGAACTTTAATGCTTATGCTCGGAATTACTGTAGCTAACTGTATGCAAATAGATAATAAAGTACAGGGTAATGGTTTGATGATAGGTAAGATTAAATCTGCTAAAGTTAATACTATCGACATTATCTTAAACGGAAAAGATTTATATGACGTAACTTTTTATATGAAGAAGATAACAAAAGGATATGATGTAAAGATAACTAAAAGAATAGAGTTCAAGGATATATATTGTGACGGATTGATGGACTTGATAGGAGCTCAGACAGGTCTTTACTTAACATTAAATGCAAGAGGATAACAGATGAGGAGACCTTCAATATTAACTCTAGTAGCTATAGCTAAGTCTGTTAATAATGAATCAAACTTAGCCTACTACCGTGATGAACTGGGTGAGATATATTGGAGTTCTATATTTTCAAAGACCTTAGGAATGCAGGACATATGCTTAGATCGTAATTGGTCTATAAAAAAGTTAGCATGGATGGTAGCCAACCCTAAATACTTCATAACAGACTCTAAGGAACTGGACAAGTATTTAATGACTAGGGAGCTACTGAAATGAAGATTTACAAAGCTTCTGATGATAGTAGTATATTCTATATTAATCTAAATAAACCTAAGAATAGTAAAGACCTACGAGATTTTAAACTTACGTACACGGCTTTAAGTTTTAAGACTATTCTAAATATTAACTTCTCCATAAGGGATACTATAGTAGTACTCTATGATACTGAAATACTTTCATTTTTTATTACAAATATTATGAGGAAACGTCAAAGTATTAACAGTAATCTAATTCTTTCGAGTATTGAATGTTACTATCAACTAAATTTGGAAGACTACGCTAAAAAGCTTCCTATAAAAGATAAAGACTTTAAGAAAGCTTTAATGATAAAGGAGTTGTTGAGATGAATACATGGGTTCGGACACCAGTTATCCCTTGTGAAATAGTAGCTATCCAACGTCTAGAAGAACTTAGTGGACGGTGGTTATGTGCTTATTGGATTAGAAGAATTCCTATAGAAGGTGTAGTCTTTCATGATCCTAAAGCTATCCAAGCACATTCTTATATAAACTATGACTGGAACAATATCTGTGAAGATATGAGAAGTTCTTTAGAAGAACTAATTAAGATAAACCCAGTTGCTATCGAATTGATAATAGATAGAAAAGAGATCAATAAGATATTAATGATCATGGAGTTACGGAGATGAAACCTATACTAACAACAACAATGAATATAGATTTAAGTAAGCACGGCTCTCCTTGTGAACTAGTAGCTATTGAAGAACTAGCATACCCCCGCTTCTGTGGAGGGATGGGGGAGATAGAGATTACAACTCTCTACTGGATGAGAAAGATAGCTCCAGAAGGAATTATAGATAATGATTTTAATAGAGAGTACTATTCAAAACTGATATGTTACTCTTCATTAGATTATATGTGGAACATAGCTGAAAGACAGTATGAACGCAAATCACTTAAAGAATTACTAGATTCAACCTCATCCCTTAATAATCTAATAACAGATCCTAAAGAAATTAATAAGATATTAATGACAAAGGAGTTACTAAAGTAATGGAAGACAATTTAAAATTAGTAGCTATAGTTAAATATAGGCAGGGAGGTGCTCTAGTCTATGCTTTCTATGAGAGGCTGGGTTCTATGTGGGGAAGTCGTAAGACAGTATTAAAGACTATACCTTATTATGACTTTAAAATACATCGTAGTAGTATAGGAATATTCTACAATGGGTACACTAATATAAAATGTATAGTAAGAGACTATGAAGATGATTACAGTAAAGAAGTTATAACAGACGAGAAAGAGATCAATAGGTACTTGATGACTAGGGAGTTATTAAAATGAAATATCTCGGAATTAAATACGTAACTATTAACATGGAGACTAGCCATCCAGAAATTGAACTGGTAGCTATCGAGGTATTACCTTATAGTCTACTAGCATGGAGCGGTAGTTTTGGTGATGAGGATGTTAGCCTTCTGTATTGGATGAGACGGGTACTTCCATCTGGAGTTATAATGAACGAGATCAATCTGAAATACTATCGAGAAGTAATATGCTACTACACTCCATCAGAACATGTATGGGATAGTGGACGATGTCGTGCTGAATGTACTTCACTCCAGATACTCCTAGATTGTATTCCAGAGAGTCATAAACTTATTACAGATCCTAAAGAAATAAATAAGATACTAATGACACAGGAGTTATTAAAATAATGAGAAAATTCATACTCTTAATTATAGATGATAACATGACTTTTATCAAACTAACAAAGGAAACAAGTAGGAGAGAAGGAAACTACGGAACATACTATGTTACTACAGACGGGTACGGTACTGGAACAAGACTTCCTTCATTCTTTAACCATAAAGACAAAGGAGATATGAGAAGACTACTCTCAGGAAATACTAACAGGAGATTAGCTACCCCCGAGGAGACAGTAAAGTATTTAATGCTTGAGGAGTTATTGAAATGAGAACAAGAGTAGCTGAAAGAGTAGCCTTGGTTATATGCCCAGGAGAGTCTAGGTTTATAGAAGGTGTTTACATGGACGAAGAGGGAATCCTTTTTGGATTATACTGTAGGACTTGTAAAGAGTTATACTATTATCAAGACGTAAATCCTTATGATAATATTGATAGAATACATTACAGATCTGCGGAAGAACTTAGAGATAGACTATCCTCAGATAGTAGCAGGTTTTGTAATTATAATAGTAGCTTCAAAGTAATAACAGATGAGAAAGAGATCAATAAGTATCTTATGGTGAGGGAGTTATTAAAATGAGAGAACAGATAAACTTGACTTTGGATGATTTATGTGCTATACTGGATTGGGTAGAAGAAAACTTATTTGATTGTGACATGAGAGTTGAAGATGAAAATGATAAGGGAGTAGGCAAAGCATATAAAAGAATACGTAAGGAGATAAAAATACATGAACAAAGAAGAATACCAGAGGATTAAAAGTGAATCTACTAAATCCATGGATAGTCGTCTAGGAGTAGATAGGGGCAAGTATATTAAAGATGATTCAGAATTTGATGATTCAGAAATTATAGCATTCATTGTAGCATCTATACTTGTAATTGTCTTTAGCATGTTGTTCAGGGGGATTATCTAGATGAATGAGAAACAATGTAAGGAATGTTTAGGTACTGGGAATATAAAGCATACGTATTCAAGAGGATTGTTAATAGGTAACTACTTGGGAACATGTGACTATTGTGGAGGTACTGGAAGCAGACTAGTTAAAAGTAAAACTAAACTGGATAGAAACAATAACAAACAATAACTAAAATGATACTGTGATTCAAAGGCAGTCTAGGGATTAGCTACAATGTATTACTATAAAAAAGTACAGATATCTTGCCTCTCTCTTGATATAGGTATTGGGAAATATGGAGATGATTTGAAAGACTTATTACTAAAGTGGCTACTTAGAGGCTATATCCTTAAAATATACAGAAAAGGTGAAGAGATCTTCGACGGCACAGAAAGCCTAGGTCATTTAGAGCATGACGTAAAGCATTACCAACTGAGCCAACTTCGAGGAGATACCATGGAGTTATTAGATTTAGATGGGAATCCTACAGGTCTACATGGATCTATAAGAGAAAGAAGGTATTGGTAGCATGAAAGAAGGTACTGGTAAAATGTTTAACGATGCTAAAGTAATGAAACAAGAGTATATAGCAATATCCATGAGCTCCGAGATGGATAGGCATACTTATACTTACTTTATATCTTCGGGTGTCCTCTTCTTTCAAGCTATAAAAGAAGAGGGTAGGCTAGGGAAGATCCGTAAACACTACCTAAGTAATAAGTACCCCTCTAGGGAAGACTGTCTTAAAGAACTAATTAAATTTAGTAAGGATGCATTAAATGGATATGAATTAGTAGCTGTAAGTTCACAACAAGAGATTGATAGATATATGATGACAAGGGAGCTATTAAAATGAACGTAGTTAAAAATTTAGTAGCTGTGGCAATTCCTCCGTTACAGAGACTTGATACAAAGTTTTTCCACCTTGATGAGTATGGGATGTATGTAGAGGAGTGTGTTTATCTTGGAGAAGATTACCTTGACCGTTCTACCCTACATACTCTTAGGGAAGTAGATCATGATCTTAGAAGGAGATTAGCTATCTTTGAATGTACAAGTTTTAGTATCGTACAGGAGGAGAAAGAACTTAGGAAGTATTCTATGATTATGGAGTTGATGAGATGAATTACAACTTTCTCGTCCCTAGGGCATTCTAATCCATTTGTTACTGGTTTTAGTTAAAAATAAATAGGATGTTGTTAAAATGAAAGAAGAGCAGTGGAAAGTTTTTCGTCAAGATAATGAATACTGTATCTCAAGTCATGGTAGATTTATAAGAAGAGATACTGGAGTCTGTTTAAATATAGTAAAAAACTACACTCGTAAGGGCAATTTAACTAGCTCCAGTGTAGGCATCAGGACTAATGGCAAACGATATTCCTATACTATTCCCATACTAGTTCTTAGTTATTTTAAAGAACCCTCTCCTTATAAAGGATGTATTACTTTCCATATTAATGGAGATCCTATGGATAATACAATAGATAATCTAATATGGAAGGGGGTGTTGAAATGAATAAAGATTTTACATTGGAGATATTAGTAATATTAGACACCTTGCCCTCCGTTGCGTTTTATAGTTCGCAAGGTAAGTATTATATAAGTACCTGCCCATGGCAATTCACTGAGGAGATATTATTTAAAGATAGGTTTAAACATGTATTAGTTAAGACTTCACATAGCCGTGAAGAAGCTATCAAGAGATTTGAAGATTATACAGATAGGGAAGTACTGACTGATAGGGAAGCTATACGGAGGGCAATGGGGGAATATCATCAAAAAATAAAGGACTTGCACCCTAGGATAGCTACTGGTAAAATGTTAAAGTAATGTAACGAACTTAGAAAGGTAGGCTTGTAACTGAGTCTACCTTATGCTATACTAACTATGTAAGGTTGATTAAAGGAGACTGTATTATGATTATTAAAGAAGCTAAAACTTTAGAAGATATAATTAAGGTCTACACCCAAGCTGAAAAGAAATATGGAGTAGTTGATGGTATAAGAAATTATAGGGTAGAAACACATGAAGACAGGGATATATCCGTAGCCGTAATATACCTTACTGATTATAAAGGTAACGAGTATGAGGTTATAAGAAATAGATGTCCTAGGGGACAGAACTTTAAAGCTTTCATTGAAGGAAAATTATATTCTATAGTATTTGCATGGAATATAGGGAATACTGTGGGTGTTAGATTATCAAGTCATGATCTAATATCTAAACCACAGTTACTTTTTAGGATTACACACGCAAAGAGCAAAGGTAAAACGGTAGCTCCTAAAGTCTCTTTTACTATAATTAAAGTGCTAAGGGTACAATGCTCTTGTGGTAAAGAATACACTGAGCATGAGAACGAAGAAAATAGCTGGTATAACTTAGCGGGAGTTATAAAGGGAGAAGCTTCCCTAGTTTGCGAGAGTTGTGGACTAACCCTTAAAGTTTAGGTAGGTTAATTAAAGGAGTTAATGAAATGATTAATAAGATCAGGGAGTTAATAACTAAAGCCAGAAATGATAAAAAGAGTTTAGAGAGAGCATACCTAGAGTATATGAGGGATGCTTACGTTGATATTTATTTGAGTAGTGCCTTGGATAGTATCGATAAAGATAATAACAGAGATTGGGACAGTGGCTTCTCGGATGAGGAAGCCCTTCTATGGGCTGAGGATAGGGGGCTTGATTTCGAAGACTACATGGGAAGAGTTGAGGAGAACGACGGTGAACCTGTGGAGTATTTTGGTTAATTAAGGAGTTATTGAAATAATCGGTATACTAAGAAGAAGTACGACTGTAAAGATTATAGGTGGCAGGCATGAGTAAAAAAATATGTAGCGTTAACCCTAGACAAGGGCAAAATAAAGTACAAATACTTTATGGTAGGCAATGAATTACACATAGAGTTTTATAATGGAACTACTAACTACGCATCTGAGCAGAGTCTTGAGGAGAATTTTAAGTATGATAAAAGTACTTTAACTGACCCTTTTTTAGTGGAAGGAGTTCAAGAAGCTAATAAGTTCTTAATGGCGGGGGAGTTATTGAAATGAATAGGAAATATGTAGCATTGTCAACCTTCATAGACAGTAGGGATATAATAGAATATGTTCTGTATAGTACTCATGTCTTTAAAGGAGATGGTAAGACTTATCTCGAATGTATCACAGAAAGCATGATTGAACATAAAGATTGTCCTTATTATGCTAAAGATGTATGGGATTCCAATCTTCATACAGAAGGTATTAATATTAGAAAGTCTTTGAGTCAACACCTTAGCTATGACAGATCTCAAGGGTATAAAACAACTAGGGATGTAAAGGTTATAAACAATTTCTTAATGATGAAGGAGTTATTAAAATAACATAAGGAGAAGAATAATGACAAACCGAGAAGATGCAAAATTCATATTCGTTAGTATTATAGCAGAAGACTGTGTATATATTAGTGACGAAGCATTAGAAGACGGGCAAGATGAGGTTAAAAAGAGTCCGTCATTTAGTTGGTTTCCAACGGAGGACGAACGAAAACAACACTTAAATCATATAAGCCTATACCATAGGAACATACATGAACTTCCAATACTGGATAGATTTGGAAAGACCCTCGACTTTAAAACAGTTGGAGAATACTTAGCATAACATAATGTAACGAACCATGCCCGAAGAGATTGACCTATCTTCGGGCATGTGCTATTATAATATGGTAAGATTGATTGAAAGGAGTGTTACATGATTAGACCCAAGTTAACTTATATAACATCTGTCCTCAATCTTACTACCATGTTTCAACTTTACGTATGGATAAGTGTAGAACAGTATCAACCAAGACTAGTATTATCAGTAAATATTTAATGACTTTGGAGTTATTAAAATGAAACCAAAACTATATCCTACACAAAAGATAGAAAATGATGAAGGTATAGAATACATAGCTCTCTCGTACTCAGGTTCAAGAATATTATACGGGTACTCCTATAATAAGGATGGAAAGCTTGTAGCTCATGATATTAGTAGTAACGGAGTTCACACCTTTATGCCCAGCGGAAAACTAGATACCGAGCTACAACGAGATAGAATCTTATTTACAAATGTTAAAACTACTAAGTCTAAGAAGAAGATAAAAAAGTTACTAATGATTCGGGAGCTACTAAGATGATAATAATAAAAGATGAGGAGATAATATTAGCTGTAATAAAGCCCATGGACAAGACAGAAGAGCCTTATATATTCTTATACTTCTGGGAT